GTGCCTGCATCGCCCGCAGTGGCAGTGCCTGCATAGCCCGCAGTGGCAGTGCCTGCATAGCCCGCAGTGGCAGTCAATCCCACTATTGCGCGTCCGGCTCCCCCATTGTCGTGGATGTATTGAGCAGCGTCACAACGGCCACCGACGAATACGACCACGCCACGTGGGAACTTGCATTTGCCTGTCAGGTCTTTTCCGTGGGCCTCTGTCAGCACACAGGCTTCGTCTACCTCGACCACAAGCCATTTCGCGGTTTCGGAGAGGTCGCACAAGTTGGCGTCACCTTCACCCCAGGGCAGTCCGTGCAGACCACCACCGCATACTGGCCTGCCGTTCCAGTCCGGCGCTTTGATCGGTCCCGATTCCGGCCACTGGAACCCGTTGTAACTCGTCAGGTCGGCATTGCAGGTTCGGAGTACGAGCATTGTTGATGATTGCTTCCTCTTGGTCCTCATTCCGACACCTCTTTCGGCTCTGAGTCCTTATAGACAATCGCCACAATCTCCTCTTCGTCAGGACCAGCAACGGGCTCTCCCGGCAACTCTCCGCTCCCGTGACAGGTGTCGCAAATATCGTCTGGATGGATGGCGTTCATTCCGGTCCCCTTGCACGTCGGGCACTCTCGGAAGGGCGAGGATTCCTCGACTTCTTCCTCAGCCCCGACGTCCTCCTGTGCTGTCCATCCGTGATCGGCCGCATAGGCGTCGAGTAGCCGCTGCGTGGTCTGTCGTTCGATGGTGGATTCGATCTCTTCAAAGCGCGTCACACTCGCAAGCTCGCCGTGCGGTTCGGTCTTCTCCACTATGTAGAAGATTTCAGGGTCAGTGTTCTCCGCGCCCTCGACGGTCATCTGGGCGACCGCATAAGTATTGCCCTCGTCGTCACGGTATATGATGGCCGGGACCGCCTCTGGAAACGGTAAGCCCTGATTCCCGTCCTTGTCTTGCGCGGGAAACGCGGGAGCAAGGTGCATCAACAGCATTGTGTCTCCCAGCTCTTGCAGGGTATCCATCCAACTGAACCCCTGACCACCGCGCGGGATTAGAACGATCTTGGTAGGACCTCCCGATTTCGCGCTCATTCCCTCGTATTTTACTAACAGGTCGATAGGCATAAACTCAGACATTGTTTCCTCCTTGGTATAGTCACATTCCAACAAGTGTGTAGGATAAACAGTTCTTCGCCACTGCTCTCTGATCTCATCAGATACGTCATTGGCTTGCCATTGGCGTCATTGCATAATTCGTATTCGAGGTTTTTACGCTCGGGGCAATCCGTTTCAAACAGATCGTCACTAGTTCCGTAGAAAGATACTTTAGGCATTTCCTTGCTCCTTTTCTAAGTGGGGGCCGGTTCCGTGGGCCTTGTTTGTTATGCCTGCCCGGCCCCCGTGCGTTCCCGCCCCCGCGTGGAGCGGCGGGAAGAGTTATAACTGCCGGGGCGGATCACGGCGCGTCTGGTATAGGCATCAGCGCTACCGCCCCGGAACCTAGCCCCGGAACCTACCCGGAGACTTTATGCCATCACCTCAATTTGTGTGCCATGCCCGTTCTTTGACACTTCGATTCGCTGAGGTAGACGATCCTTAATGGTGTCGCGGTGGGAAATGACCAAAATGCAACCGAATACGCTTCGCAGTTTGTTGATACAGTCAATGAGCGCATCTTCCCCTGCCTCGTCTAGGGGACTACAACACTCGTCTAAAACGAGCGTCTCTATCTTCGTGCCCGTCCTCTGGGCCAACACCCTGCCGAGCGCAATCCTCACGGAGAGGTCAATCCTGAGCTTTTCTCCACCCGAGAACTCCTCATAGAACCGCTCACCAGTCGAGACCGACACCACAATGTCGAGGGTTTCGGCAATACCACCGCTGGTCTGCCTCTGCGTGACCAACTTCAGGGACATCTTGCCATCGGACAACTGAGACAGCACTTCGTTGGCGTGATCCTGTATGTCGGGAATCGCCGCATCTATCACAAGCGCCGGTATCCCATTGCGGCTGAAAGCGTCTTGCAGCGTGACGTATATCATTCGCTTGTGGCCCAACTCCCCGAGCCCCGCAGTGACCCGCAGCAGTTCGGCCTCAGCCTCCGCAATCTGCTTGAGCCGTTCATCGTATACCGCGATCTGCCCGGCGGTAGTCTCGATTTGCTTGCTGAAACCGCCGCATACCAAATCCCAGTCAAGCCCGAATGGATCATCGACCGCGCTAACTTTGGCCTTGAGCGCATCCCGATCTTGATCTAGCCCCATCCCCTGCAGCTTTTTGCCGCGAAGCGTCTTGTCAAGATCGTTCTTCGATTTCCGGGCAGCGTCCACGCGGGATTCAGCCGCGGTGATCTCCAGCAGGAGTTCCCGTGCCTGACGATCCGAGTCATACTGCCGCTGGATAGTCTCGTGCTGGCTCTTGTCGTAGCCGATGGCCTGTCCCTGCATATGGGAGATAGTTGTCGAGAATACGGTGAACTCCTTTTTCCATCGCGCATCAATCTCGGCAATCTGAGATTCCCCGCGTTCGAGCAGATTCGCGATCAGAGGCTTAACCTCGTCTATTGCCGCCTGATGCTCTTTCGCCTCCGTCTCTAAGTCGAGACTCTTCAGCCCGGCGTCGCGGGCATCAGCCAGTAGTTTGCACTCCCCGGCCATTGCCGTGCCGTTGCAGGGAACTTCACCCAGCAGGGCAGACCGCCTCCTAGCGTTCTCTAGGTGAACCTCAACATTCCGAAGCGCCGCCTCGGCGAACCCAAGCTTCTTATCGAGGTCGGCGGTCTCTGACTCCAGCTTCCGCTTCGCCTGTGCACTTTCAAGATCGATTGCAGCTTTTGCGGCATCCCTCTCCGACTCCTTATCCCTGTAGGCCTGCGTGAGTTCCACGTATTTGTCTCGGGCGGTGGACAATGCCACCAGTTCAGCCTCCAACCTGTCAGCCTCCGCGCACTTCTCGCGGATAATTGGAGCCTGGGAGATCAGTCTTTGAGCGCCGTCTACGATGCCCTGCTGCTCGTTGATCTGGCTGAGTAGCCCGCTCATTTCACGGCTGAGGTCTGCAATCTGCCGTTCCAGTTCCGCAAGCCTAGCCATGTCGGCTTTGGCTGTAGCCTGCGCCTGCCGCAACTTGTCGCGCTCAGACTCAGCTTCCGTCAGTTGTTTCTTGAGATTATGGAGATCACTCGTCAGCCGCGCCCGGTCCTCCGTCACGTCGGCCTTGACCGCTATCCGCGTTTCCAGATCATCGCGCTTCGTTCGAGCCACGACCAGGGCCTCGTCAACGCCCTTGACGGTCTGCTTCGCCGCCTCGTGGAGTGGCCCGAACTTGCCGAGCCTGTCTTCCAGCAGTTGCATCAGGAGTTCCTTGCGCTCCCTCGGCTGCGCAGTGCAGATGCCCGCACTCTCGCCCTGCAAGACGAAGCTCGACGCCAAGAATAGGTCTTTGTCCATTGCCAGGTCACGAACGATCTTAGCCTGAGTTTCGGCCATAGTCGCGCCTGTCAGCGGTTGCCAGTCGTCATAGTCACCGACCATGTATTGTAGGTCAGACCGTTTCCCGCGACTCCGCTTACGAATCACGCGGTAGACCTGACCATTGTGCAGATAATCGAATTGCACGCTGGCTTCGTCAGAGCCATCCCGAACAAGCCCGTCTATGCGAGAACTACGCGACTCGCCGAAAATGCTCCACAGCATTCCCTCCACAATCGTACTCTTGCCCGCCCCGTTGGGTCCGGTGATTGCCGCCGCGTCGATAACCGACAGGTCGATGTCGGCAGATTCGATAGCACGGTAATTCGAGAGTGTGAGGTTAACGGGTTTCATGGCGCCACCTTTGCCTTTTCGACAAAACAACCGTGCTCATCGAGCACATAAGCTTTGTCGGCAACCAGACCATCCTCACCGATGTAGCCGGTAACTATGCGATATCTTGCGCCGTCCCAACGCCGAATCTGAATCGTGCCTGCATAGCCCGCAGTGGCAGTGCCTCGATTGCCCGCAGTGGCAGTGCCTGCATAGCCCGCAGTGGCAGTGCCTGCATCGCCCGCAGTGGCAGTGCCTCGATTGCCCGCAGTGGCAGTGCCTGCATAGCCCGCAGTGGCAGTGCCTCGATTGCCCGCAGTGGCAGTGCCTGCATAGCCCGCAGTGGCAGTGCCTGCATCGCCCGCAGTGGCAGTGCCTGCATAGCCCGCAGTGGCAGTGCCTGCATAGCCCGCAGTGGCAGTCAATCCCACTATTGCGCGTCCGGCTCCCCCATTGTCGTGGATGTATTGAGCAGCGTCACAACGGCCACCGACGAATACGACCACGCCACGTGGGAACTTGCATTTGCCTGTCAGGTCTTTTCCGTGGGCCTCTGTCAGCACACAGGCTTCGTCTACCTCGACCACAAGCCATTTCGCAGTGTTGGAGAGGTCACACAACCAGGCATTGCCCTCACCCCAGGGCAGACCGTGAAGACCTCCACCACATACAGGCTTTCCATTCCAGTCTGGAGCTTCGACCGGTCCTTTTACCGGCCATTGGAAGCCGTTGTGACTCGTCAGGTCGGCCTTGCACGTTCGCAGCACAAGCATTTTTGATGATCCCTTTCCCTTTCTCATACCGCACACGTCCTTTCTAACTCTTCCCCCGCCGCCACAAGCTCGTCTAATGGCGCGTCGGATGACTTGCTCGAATGCCAGACCCGTATCAACTCCCCGACCGATACAGCGTGGACTATCTCTTCCGACCGAATGGAGGCCACGCGCTGGACGTCCTCGGAGTAGCCTCGGTAATCCCATGCGCCTGCATTCCATACCATTTGCTCGAACCACGGATAGTCGGGCTTTTCGTTATCTGGTCGCTGATACGTGAGCCTGCAGATGGAGTCCTTGACGTTCTCCAAGTCGCTTCCCACGCGGAACTCGCCCTCCTCAAACACGACGGGCACGGTCACATACTCCCTGCACGGAATCGCCACCCGATCCCACGTCCCCGCCTCGGTGTCCATGATCACGTACGACTTAAATTGGTTTTCCTCCCCAAAGTCAATTCTATCGGTGCTCCCGCAGTAGAACACGTTGGGCCTCCCAAAACTGCCGAAGTCCTGCGCGTAGTGTACATGACCGAGCGCCGTAAACGTGAACTCCTCCGGTATTGCGCTCAGCGGAATCACGATGTCGCGCCCTGCCATAATCCCCCGCTCCGCCCCCGGCTCCGCCACATCAAGCGAGATATGACTGAGCAGGACGGACGGCAACTTCGGGTCAAGCTGGGCGGCGAGCCCCCGAAGTATTTGCTGCATGTGAGCAGATATGAGATCATCCGCGTCCTGCGGGGAGAGCTTGTCGTAGCCGTCGAGAGTGGCGGCCAGCTGAGCCCGGTTGGGATAGGGCAGAGTGGCGATTTGGACATCAAAATACCTCAGTAGCTGAGGCGTGTTGAATGCGTTCTGCCCGAAGATTGGCTCCAGCGCGTTATGCTCATTTGCGGCCCTCGGCAGGTCGTGATTGCCCGGTATGGCATAGATTGGCGCATCGGCCTCCCGAAGCGCGTTGCTCACCAATACCAACTCAGTCGGAGTCGGTTTGTGATTGCGGAATAAGTCGCCACCCATCAGAATTAGATCGACATTCCTCTTGTTGGCGTCCATTATTACAAACTCCAGCGACTGCACGGTATCCAGCAGACGGCTATTTAGCGCACTGGATTCATCCGTTCGTTTCGCGTAACTCCCAATATGGCAATCAGAGAAAGCGGCGATCCTCACGATTGCACCTCTGCTTTCGCTCTCACGGCCTTGGTCCTCAGCTCGATTGCAAAGTCGAAGTCCACGCATCCAGCGCACTTCGGGCAGTACCCGTTAAACAGGGTGTCGCTCGGCTCCTCACAGCAGCCACAGATGGCGGCGGTCCGGTCAAATATCCCGAGCGGTCCAGCGGTGTTGATGAGGTCAACCATATCCGCATGCTTCATGTCGATCTCCAGATCATCACCCAGGACCAAAGTTACGAACCCTGGCCGCAATTTGTCAGTGAACTCGCAAATGTCGTCCACATCCTCGTGACTGAGTATCCGCCTTTCTATCTTTTTCATGCCGCCGCCTGCCCTTTCTTCGCATTGGCGAAGCACTTAAAGCACTTCGGCGCACCCGTCCGCTTAGTAGTGATCTCTACCACCTGCTCGACGGTGTAGTTGGTCCTGCCGCTAATCGCAGGGGTGATGGGCTGGTGGCACTCGGCGCACACGGACTCAGACTGCACGGGATCCTCCGCTTCTTCCGCGAGCGGGTCGTAGTCGGCATCGTCGGAGGACTCGATTGGCCCAATTATCTCCCCGGTTTTAGGATCAACGTTAACCGGCGCCTGCTCACCGAGGACGAAGTCCTCTTCAGCATCTGGCGCATCGTCCTGCTCATAGTCCTGCTCAATGATCTCCGCGTCGTAGGTCTCACCTACCTGTTGGGCATTCAGCACGTCAAGCCAACTGGACTCAATATGCAGGAGATAGGGGCTTGTTGTGCCCAAGATTATCTTCCCGTTTTGCTTCATTGGCACGTGGAATTCGCGCTCATTGGTGAGTGACAGAAGCAGTTCCACTCCTGCGACTCTGCCTCTTCGTGCGTTTCGGAGGGTTGCAATCTCCATCAGCAGGGCAGCGTGGTTGTTGTCGCTCTTAGTGACGATCTGCCAGTAGCCAAGCCCGCCAGCGTAGATGATGGCAAAGCGGAATCGATGGTACCAGGCACACCCCTTGCAAGCATCAGTCTGCACACACTCCGCAGGCTCATATTCAAAGCTGGTTTCGTTAAGCCGGACGCATCCATTACCCTCAGTCTTTCGGCACTTGAGTTTGCCGTTCTGGCCGTAAAGATCACAGGATGTGACCATAGCCGCTTTGAGGTCGTTCGACAGCAGCATTATGGGTAGTTGCTTCGGCTTGTCCGGGTCTTCGCCCATCTCGTCGAGTTTGGCGCGGAAGCGTTTGTCTTCCCGTAGCTTGTCAGGCATTACGAAATATTCGGTCGCCACGGGTCGGTCGTACTCGTAATTCTGACCGTTTGCTCTCGCTCCCGTGCCGTGGACTTTGACGCCCAGGTGGATGTTGCCGAGCTTCCGAAGCTGAAACCGATACTCTTCATCGCCCGTCTCGCGCAGGGCAATCTCAGCGCCAATCTGCTGGCGAGGGGATATTGCCCCGACCTCTCGTTTCGCTAACTTGCTTTCCGACATTGGATTGCCTCCTCTCCCGGATAAAGACTTTTGATGGAGTTGGCGAAATCGCCAGTTGGCAGCGGCGGGCAATCTATCTCTCCCTCATCTATGCCGAGAATCATTCGCGCCGCAATCAAGTGCTTGCACAACACCACTTCGGTTCTGCGCTGGAAGTCGGGGCATGTGCAGTCGTTCTTGCCCGTCTGAATGACGTAGCAGCGGTCGGGCTCCTCCGGGTGCTGCATGATGAAAGTTCCGCTTCCGCAATCTTCGATCAGATAGGTCTCTTTGACCTCAATTGCCCGCTCATGCCTATCATCAATTGTGTTCAGCGGCTCGATTCTCTGTGCTAGGGTTGTTGTTTCTGACATTTCAGTTTTTCCTTTCCTGTAATTGAAGCGGCACCTATGCTACCGTTTCAGCTACCGGCAATTTGGTATCGATCTTCACGCTGGTTGGTGGGGTCCGCGGCAAACGCTTCGAGGGCCAGAGCACGGACCTTGGCAGTGCTCTCAGTCACAGCAGTCTTTGCGCTCAACTCTTCTTCGAGAGAATTGGCATTCTCCACGCGGAAGTCGCTCAGCAACTTCATTACGTGCTGTGATCTTAATTCCTGATTGAATCGAGCTTCAGCAAGCTCTCGTATTGCGGTTTCAAGTGGAGTCATGATAAAATACCTTTGGCTAAAATCAGTGATGGCGGTGTAGGATTCGGTGTAACCCCGAAGCTATGCCGCCTTTTCTTTTGTGTCCTCGGCATCGAGCAATGCTCGTGCATCGTTGATAACTGTCTCAAGGATCGCTCGCGGCATTTCCAGGCTCAAGACACAGCCAAACGGATTCGACTCGCGAACGCTGATGCAGAATCGGCCCGGCTTAGCGGGTGTGACTTCTGCTTTGCCGTCATCTTCCGCGATAAAGAGTGTATACATCATTGGGAGTTCTCCTTTCTTCGCGCTTCCATCCGCGCCATTACCGCGGCCACTCTCTCGGCCTCTTCGGCCTCCTCTTTCTCAGCCTGAGCAACCATGTGCTCCAGGGCCGCTTTCTCCTCAATTAACATGTCAACGAGCGCTTTCTCGCGCTCCAACCGTGCCTCGTGAGTGATGATCTTCTCCTCGGTGGCGTTCAGCCGGTTGCGTAGCCACCTCGATCTCTGGTTTGCAATCATTTCCCCCCTCCGTTAGCTTTTGTTCTTCGCCATTCGAGCCGCAACTTTGTAATCTCCTCGGCTACCCCATCGGCTTCTTTTCCGGTAAGCGTTACGCTACCGACCGAAGCGCCGTTTATGAGCGTATAGATGCTCACCGCGCCAGTGCGTTGGTTCAAATAGGTGGCGATGTCGGCAGTCATCTTGGGCCTGCCGCCGCGATCACCAACACGGCCAGCGCCAGCGCGATAATCACCACAGTCGACAGCGTAGCACGCAGCCGCTGAAAGCTCGTTGCGCGGTCCCACGCCGCGCGGAACTCCTCACGCATCGTCGGGATTCGGCGCATCGGATAGATTCGATTCAGCATTCGTGCTGGTGTCATTTTGTTTCATCCTCTCTGATTTGGATTCAGAATCCACTTTCTATTCTTACGGACTATCACCCCGCGCTCGATAAGCGCCCTGCCCACCTGCGTAGCGTCGATTGCCAACTGCCGGGCCGGGTCGTAAGGCTCGGGTTCGGGTGGGATTAAGCAGTCGGCTATGTCTATAAGGTCGATCATTTGGTTGCCTCTGTTTGAATTCAGTTTTCAAAAAACTGGTATTCTTGACAGTTACCGGATTCATAATTCAGTGATACAATGGAATTAGGAGCAAGCTCGGCACGACGCCGCGGCTTGCTTTTTGCGTTAAGCTACTTGCTGGTCGCCGCGTCCGCGTCCAAGCGCGGGAGCGTTGATGGGCTCAAGCCGTTTTGTGACCCGGTAGCCGAGCGTCCTGACGCGCGTGTAGACGGTACCGAGAGGCAGTCCGGCATTGTCGGCTATCTGCTGCCAGGTGAAGCCCTCGCGCAGCTTGCGGTCTATGTCTTCAATGAATGCCTGGTCTATGTCTGAGATCATGGGTTCCTCCAAGACACCAACTGTAAGTTGTTGGCATGTGTAATATACCACACCAACTCGGAGTTTGCAAGGGGTATTTCAAAATAATTGGAAATAGTTGAGGAGGGTGCTGTATAATGCAAACGTCAACTCAAGAGGTGTTGTCATTTATGTCAAGTCCGCCAAGAAGGCCAACCGTGGGAGCCATACTGAGAGAATGTAAGGGAGAGCTGTCCTATGAGCATATAGCGCGGAATGCGCGGCTCTGGCTTGAAGATCAGGAAGCCAAGGGGAGAAAGCTACCATCCTCTCACATCACGTCAGAATACGTGCGTAGAATATGCAATGGCGAGGTTCAACGGGTCTCTGAGCATTACTTGGAAGCTCTAGCGGTGGCAATGGGAGCAAACCTGGATGAACTCCGAGACGCCGCAGGTTACGCTTTGCCTACCGATCCCGTGCGCCGTGTTGACGTCTTCTTGAATGGGATGGACACCCTGTCCGACTTTACCAAGGAGGAGATTCGCAGGATTGTGCAAGAAGAGTTAGAGAGATCAAAAGGAGACTGAACCCGTGGGATTCTTTCGCTTCCAAAGACGCCTCAAGATTTGCAAAGGCCTCAATGTCAATCTCAGTAAGCGCGGCATAGGTATCAGTGCGGGTCCGCGCGGAGCGAAGATCGGCATAAACTCAAGGGGTCAAAGATATTCATCTTTCGGAATACCCGGAACCGGATTGTCGTACCGAAGCGTTCAGAGGAAAGGTGGCACGTCGTTTGTCGATGGACTGATGGTGATCGCGGAGATAATAGGGTGGCTCAAAGGAAAAACTGCGAGACCCGAACCAACGCAGCAGGTCGATGTCGACGCGCTATCTAAGACCCTATTTACAGACGAGTTCGTCCGCGCTAATACAGATTTTCCGAGTTCTGCAAGCATGCTCTCTGCTTTGGAAGCTATTGGATCAGTCGATTCAGAAACAGTGTTCGACAACTTAGTGGTTCAGCACAGTCACTTTTCGACATTTGAGGAATTGATTCGGACCGCCAAATTGACCAGAGCAAGCAGTGCGAATGGCAATAACCGGCCCTCAGCTCCTAGCCAGGCGAATCTTTCTGAAGAGGAGCAGTCCAGAAGATTCACTGTAAACCTGATTGTCGGATGCAGTATAGGACTTGTAGTTATGATACTGATCTTCAGCAGATTCTAGGTCGCAAGAGGAATTGGAAAGATCAGAAAGGGACAATTAGTCTCAGTAATGGAGGGTTGCGATGAAACAGTGCTCTACATGCGGAAAAGAATTTCAAGCTGACTGGAATGTATGCCCAAAATGCGGGATGAAAGCAGGCATCCGACATGACGAGCGGCCTTCCAGCGTTACGGTCGCGCGTGGGATAGCTCTCGCAGTCGTAATAGCGATCATTATTGCATTTATCTTTTTCGACCCCTATATGGTATGTGCGGTTCTCTTTATTGCATTCGCCGTATCGCTCATCATATATGGTGCCTTTTTGAAGCAGAATGAACTCCGCTTTTATGAACGCTATGGCGGCAAGCATCCAAAAAAGTAGTATGCAACATGACCGGTAACTGGCGGGATTATAGCACTGAATGAATCAAATGACAACCATCTACCACAGCACCCAACTTGAAACCTGGGCGCATTCCGCTTGGAAGCGCCTGGATCTGACTCCGCCCTGCGATCTGCAAGCGGTCTGTGACTTCCTCCGGGTAAGGGTTGAGCGCCGCGTCCTCCCAAATGACCTCCAGGGCGTCTATATGAGGCTTGTGGACGGATCGCAGGCAATTGTGGTGAACCGAGGGCTGAGTCTCGCCAGGATGCGCTTCGTGTGGGCTCACGAGATTGGACACGCTCTCTTGTCCCGCAAGATGCCGGGTGAGATCGTGGTGGAGTTCCGAGTCGGCAGGCATAACGCCCACGAGCGCGAGTGTGATCTATTCGCCGCCCACCTGCTGATGCCCGAGATTCGAGTAAGGCAGTTAGCCGCCGATCTCGGGCACCCCGAATCTGTGGACAAGACCCGAACCCTCGCGGCTCACTTCGGAGTGAGCACCCAGGCGATCAGGATTCGACTTCGAGACCTCGGACTCGTCCACGTGCCGGCATCAAGATGAACGTAGTAGCCTACTGCCGATGTTCCTCCGACCGCCAGGAGGACAGCCCACACGTCCAACTCGCCGCGATCCGCGACCACTGCACCCGCCAGAGCTGGAACATTATCGGGGAGTATTCCGACGAAGACATATCGGGCGGCATCCGGCTGGAATCGAGGCCGGGATTCTCGCGCTTGCTTAGGGAGTATACTCTTCTCGGTGCCGAGGCTATCATCTGTCTGCGGCTGGACCGGCTCACCCGTGATCTGGCCGATCAGATAGCTTTCTTCGCCTCGATTGAGAAGCGGCATCTCAAAGTCTTCTTCGTCTCCGAGCACTTCGGCCAGGACGCCCAGGGTCAGCTTATGCAGCAGATCGTGGGTGCATTCAATCAATACTACCGAGCCGACATCGGGCAGAAGATCAAGGAGCATAACCTCTGGCTCGTGAGGCAGGGAAAGTGGCCTGGTGGCCGTGTCCCATTCGGCTACTACTATGATCTCGCGGCAAAGCGCATTCTTCCTCACCCGATTCATCAGCATGAGGCTCGCGTAGTGTTTGACACGTTCATTGCCACTGGCGGCTCACGAAACGGAACAGCAGTCAGACTGAACGGGATGGGGATGCGGACATCGCTTGGAAAACGGTGGACTAACCAGATTGTCTTGAACACCATCGGTGCTTCTCTCTATGTGGGCGAGATTGACTACGCGGACCAGTTGTTTCCCATCGACCTGCCGGCGATTGTGCCGCCCGCCACGGTGAATAAAGCACGCGAACTTCTTGCCCGAACGCGCGGGTGTCCGCAACGGGCTATTGAAGATAGCCCGTATATTTACACCCAACTCCTTTACTGCTTGCGGTGCGGCGGCAAAGTTTCGGGGTTCAAGATCGCAGGAAGCAAGCCGCGCACCCATTCGAATACCTATAAGTGCAACGGAAAGCGGTATGGTCGCTGTGACGCCCCTATTATCATGGAAAAGAGCATCGACGCCGTGGTTGTGCCTCAACTTGTCAAGATCGTGCGTGGCAGTGTGCGCCCCGCGAAGCACAGACCGGAGCGCCCCTATAGGGTGCCGCAGATAGACCTCGAAGCGCTTGAACAGAAGAGAGTTCGCTTTGTGGAAGCGTGGAGTGACGGACTGATAGACAAGGCGATGATGCAAAAGAGGATATCGGACCTAGACCAACAACTTCTTCAGGTTCGACGCGCGCAACCACAGGAAGTGTTTAAGCCAGATCCGGAACTGGCGACTTTTGTGCTGGAGAATCTCGAAAGGCTATGGGGATCAATGATGCCACTCGAAAAGCGGCCCATTCTTGAGGAACTGATAACGTCGGTGTCAGTGGACAATTTGCGGCCTGGAACGCGTGCGAGGATTGTTTCGAGACTTGATGGCGCGGTGCTCAATGTTAAAACATAGTCTGGCAGTTATCGGTACGAGGACTCCGCTCACTTAGTTGCATATCTATCGTGCTTGAAAAGGCCCATTAAACGGCAAAACAGTCCCCGCCGGAGCCGTCTTACTGTTACGCCGTCCCAACCGAGTACGCGGACGGCGCATCTTTGGGCGATTGCTGGATAACAGACAAAAATGGAAACATCCATCCCGGTTATAACGTGTCTCCGGTGCCGGTTTCGATAGAGAGCGTTGGGAAGAGAGAGCACATTCCCGCTTATCCGTTCAACGCGGCCAAGCGCACAGTCGAGAAATTCTTCCGGGAAGTTTCCAGAGGTGCCAAATGACCACCACGCCGCGCAAGCGAGGCCGCCCGCCAGTGGCGGCCTCCGAGCAACGAACCGTTGACCGGCACGTGAAACTCACGCCAGCAGAGGACGCCGCTTTTTCCGCCGTTGCCGCTGCCGAGTCCGCCACGTTCAGCGACTGGGCGCGCCGCGGGCTCCGCAAGTTACTCAAATGATCCACAAAAAGGGGCCGATCTAGATCACTCCTGACCGGCCCCGCATGTTACACGAGCGTTCCGATTTCGAAACAAGCGATGCATCGATCTTTGTAAACCGTCCATAGTTGCCGGCAGCAGCCCTTGTTTCCGCAACTCTCGAAAGTATCGCCGGACACGAGGCCCCACACGTGCCCCGGTTTGCCGCCTTTGGGTGCTATAAAGCAGAGTCGAAAGATGTTGTCGGCCAGCGGCCCGACGTTGGAATACTTGACCTCTTTCAGCGCCTTGTGGTCACACCAGGTGTGGATATCCACCGAGCCGCCGACAACTCTGATACCCCATGCCCGTTCGAGTGTGTAGGTCATCAGGCCCGAGCAGTCGGCGAGGGTCCATGTATCCGGCGCATCGTCGGGATCGGGTTTCGCGCCCCATTCGTAATGATGTTTGCCGTCACACGTCCCCTTGATAATCTCAATCAGTTTCGCTCTTTCCAACTGCATCTTTCACCCCCAGCCATCTTCGGATCTTCTGCATAACGAGGCGGTCCCGGCGCTCTTGATCGGCAATATCCGAGAATTGCGCTAGGACCACCTCTACCAGATTTGCGAATCGTCTCAAATCTGAGTCGGTCACGGCGGGCCTCCTAAGAGATTAGGAGAAGTTAGCCGGCTCGCCAAGTCCCGCGTTCGGTCCTGCAGTAGCAGGCGCCTGCTCAAGGGCGCCGGCTGCCTTGGTGACTGGAGCCGCTATAGATGCCCCTAAAAGTGCCGGCAGGGCGTTCGGGTCTGCCGCCAGGAGGCCCTCAAGCTCGGTGATGATCGCGTCGACGGTAATAAGTGCCGGATCGCTAGGCACCGCCGTCCTTACGATCTCCACGACGTGCTTCAATGCGTCAATGTCGGCAACACCCTGAGCCTTCTCCGTTGCGGTGAGGGATGCCAGAACTGCCTTGACCAGGTCCGTCTCAGCAGCCTTAGCTGTCAGTTGACCGCCCTCTATCCAACCCACGAAAATATCTCTCAAGAAGTTGAGAGGTTGAAGCTTAGAAATCCAGCTCATGATTGTATTTCCTCCGTTGTGATTCTTGCCTTGAGAGGGTCGAATGTGACGATTCCGGGTGCCGCTTTGTCGACGGCATTCTCTACCACTTGAACGACCTCCGCTTCCGCCGCGCTGGGGTTCGCGAGTAGAGTTTGCCCCTCGTGATACTCCTTAAGAATCCAGTCGAGCGCGGCATTAGCCTGCCCGGTGCTGAGCGCAAGTTGACTGCCCCTGGTCTCCTGGACGAGATAGTTGACCGCGGCGAGCCTTCGGGCGTCGGGGCTGGAAACAAGCTCAGTGGCCTTGTCGAACGCGACCTGGGCCTGATTGCCCGAAAGAAAAGTGAGCGCCGCCGTTGTGCGCTTGTCCAGTTTTGACCCGAGTGGGCTGTGGAGCAGGTATGCCGCTACGACGGCCACCAGGCCGATTATGACCTGGGAGATCTGTCCGATATCCGAATGCATGATTGCCTCCTAATGAATGTGATTGAGCGCATAGGTAATGATCGCTGTTAGCGCGCCTCCCGCGAATGCAGCCCCCGCCAGTAGTTTGAAACTCTGGTAGGCGTTCAGCGGTTCCTTGACGTGCTCCGATACCTGAGTTTTGAGATCGTTCATCGCACCTAATTGAGCTTTTTCTGCCCACAGTCGCTTGACTTCATCCTCAACATCGCTGACTCGCCTGACAGCATTCTTCATGTCCTCATTGTGCGTGATACAAGCCGTCGGAACGTAGTCGCCGATTTTATCCTTAATCGCCTTGACTTCCCCCTTGAGGCCTTCTAGCGAAAGCGCGAGTTTATTGTTACTATCGGCAGTGAGCGATGCAAGCTGAGCTGCCGTATTTGTTGTAACGCTCGCCAATCGCGCCGCAATTGCTGCCGCGATCCGCTCTTCATCTATGGGTTCTTTGAGCAAGTCGTTCCTGCTTTCTCGGCTAAAGAGCCGGGTTTGTTGAGAGGCTAAACGCCGAATGATGAGACTACCTGGGGATTTGGAGAATATGCCGACAACACCATGGGGCTCGACCAATGGTTTGCAGGAGAATATATTTTCAAACCTAAACCTGTCCGTGTGCCACCTGAGTAGCTATCCTGTGAGGCAAACAACCAAGGTAAACCTTTTGAGTCGAAAGCAAGGTTTAGTTGTCCCGTGATGATCTGAGGCTCTGAGGCAAAACGGGCTGGGTGATTGCCTGGGTCAAAGCTCGCCAACCCGGTAGGCACTGGACACGAATCTATGGAAGTCACGGTTGACCACACTCCACCTGATAGTCTCATTAAAGACCATGGGAGCAAAAAGCGCGGATTGTCGTTAGGATCTTGGTAATAACTGATAGTGTACACCCAACGATACATGCTACCATCTGGTGCTGCCCACATATAGCGCGATAGCACACGGCCTCCTTCGAGGTCAAACGGGTATGTAATAGGAGTGGCCTGAGAGTTGAAAGGCGATCCTTTTGACCATACTCCTCCTATCCTGTCTGCCTGCAACTCAGCAGATCCCGTGCCCATAACCGTTCCGAGTAACCCATGCAGATCACCGTTGGAGTCCAGGCCAAATCCTTCCGCGCCTGGGTATCCTACGTTTCCGTCTCCTGGCGTTGCCTGGGCTTTGAGCACCGGAGTAGAAGTAATGTCTATTTCGCCAGCGTCATCAACTCTTAGAATGCTGGAAGCGGAAGACCCTATAGCAAGAAAGTTAAGCTCGCTCTCTCGAAGAGTAGGAGCGTATCCAAACGTTGAACCATAAAAAGGAAATGACGCAGAAAGCGTCACAGACTGCCAACCAGCGGAAGGATTCAAGGTATCCAGCGAGTGCAGGACTAGGTTTCCGCTAACGTTGGACATTAAATACAGCTTATGACCTGAACATCTGAGGGTTGCGTCCGTGGCAGATGGAATTGATTCCTGTTGAACAAATGCGTAGCTAGGAGTTCCAAACGTGGACGCATCCAAAAGCCACCTGTGCCCGTTATAAACGCAGTGGAAGCAACCGGAACCGTCCGCAACAAAGAACGATAGGTACTGATTGGGAATAGTAGGATAATAGACAGCCCCTTTGTAGAGGTGAGCCACCGCGTTGATGCTAGACCATCCGGTTAATAGTATGCTCTCGCCCGTGCCTTCTACCTGTCGATAGATCGTTTGTTTCGGAAACGCTGAGATCGCGGTCCCAGACGAGTTCCTGCTCAGGCTCATCCCCGGACCGACCCGTATATTCGACAGCATCCTAGCCCCGTCGATCAGGTCGTTGATCGTCTGAGCCGATATCGCTTCGCCTGGAGCCACTTTACGAATGTGCTTCATGTCGAACTCTGCTGCACGGTGGGCTTCAGTGGCACGAGGGATATGGTGATGCCGGACGTTGTCCGTGTGAGAATCAGCCCCGGCCCAACCGTGATCTTCGACAGCTCGTTATAGGCGTCTATCAGCGCGTTGATCGTATCAGCTGAAGGCTTCTCGCCTGGGGACACTTTGGGTATGTGTTTCACGGTGAATCGTCTCCATCGGCAATCGGCAGACCGAGAACGCTGGCGAGATTCACGTAGGCATACCCGAAGCTGCCGTCTGGATTCTGCGCGGAATCCCATCCCGGCCACGTATATATAACGCTGCCTATAGTTTCCGTCACTACATCAGTTGGGAGTGTTTGACCGACATAGACCGGGGTCGAATCGTAACCGTTGAGTTGAGCGGCGGTGAATGTTCCAATGTCGGGTAAATTATAGCTCTGCCCGTTCGCCGGGTCCAAATTGCCCGGATAGTCCTTTGACCAAAGCTGCGGAATGCCCTTGGCTACTCGCTGTGTGCGCGGTCTCCAGTTCAGGTTCCAGTCTTGGTTCTTCCGACTGAATTTATACGAACATAGGCAATTCATCAGGACGCCGTTCACATCCCAGTTTTCGCGCACGGAGGCCCCAAGGAAAAGCAGCGTTCCGACCGGCGAGCCTTGGAATATGCGGTCATTCAGACAGCCGGTAGCTGTGAAGATCGCATCGAAAGGCGAGGTAGCCATACGGATTGTGATGACAAGCTCGCAGTGCGGGATCATCATAGCCACCGGAATGTCCACAGGAGCCCCGTCACTCGCCCAATGGCATGTCACGCCCTTGTTTTGCACTTCGCAGGCGAACTCCAGGCTTTTCTCGTAGAAGTTCTCCCCGAACTGCCCTTGGGTGCTATATGAAACCGTGACTTTGCAGTCAAATGCGTCAAGCCTATCGCGCGCGATATCGTCTACCCGTAGGAAGAGACCATTGCCACCAGGGAACGGGTCCCACACGTCGCCAAAGTCGGGAAGGAAGCGATTCTGCCCCTGGATGTCCTGAAAACCTTCGACAAAGATCGGGTTTCCGAACGCGTCGACCCCGAAGCGCTCAGTCCACAGGCAGAAGAATTCCCGCGTTCCGGTGACTCCTCGGTGGCCTTCTTTCGTTCTCTCGTTCATAAGACCGATCATCTGTAACCCCCGCTAGTTTCGGTCGCTGTAATGTGCCTTTCCTGGCCTGTAACGAGCTGATTCAGTAGTCGCACCAGTTCATTCGACGCATCAGCGCCGCCAATCAGAGAATTGGGTGACGGGCCGCTGCTCACGTTAACCCCCGCCATGACAAGCTCTTTCATCCTGCCGGGATAGTCTCTAAACTCCTCTTTCGCAGCGGTTATCTCTCTCTGCTGCCACATGCCCTCGGGAGTGGTAAAGCCCATCATGGCTTCCTTGCGCTGGCGCATGGCCTCGACTTGGCTCAGGATAACTTCCTTTTCTTGGATCATGTGGCCCTGCAGAGCGTTCGACTTTTCGGCCTCTGCCGCTGCAAGCTGATTTGTGATGGGGATGCCTTTGAGTCTTAGCTCGTTAAGATCAGCGACCGTGGAGTTGTATGCGACATTGGTTGCCAAGTCCGCTGCCTTGCGATCGAGAGCCGCCGCCTCTACTGTGTATAGCGACTTTGCCACCGGGCTCCCTGCTTGATCGGCGGCGAACTTGAGTATTGCAGACTGCCCCGTGTCTTTCGACGCCTCGGCTGACATGCCGGCGTTATGCTCGGCAAGTGCCTGGTGAGCGGCTTTGGCTCGAGCGTCATCCCAGGCCTTCCAGAGATTCAGTTGTAGCTTCGCCGCTGCCGCGTCAAGCATTGCTTGGGCGTGGGGATTGCCAGCGGCTTTCGCATCTACAGCCTGCTGCCATCCTTGTGCGCCCTGCTCATAAGCGGCGTCCACGGCGGCTGCATAGTCGCCTGCTGGGTTGTGCTGCATGGATGCTGCTGAGGCCGCGGTCTGGTACTGCAGAGCGACGCCCTCGGCCTGCTGGTCATAGAACATCTTCTGCATTTCTTTGGTTGCCTGAGTGCGCTCACTCTGGGCTGCGGCGATCATTCCCTCGCGGGCTTTCTTGGTGTATTTATACTGCCCGGTGTTTGGGTCAATCTCCGTGACCGCGTGCATCGCGTCCTGATAGGCCTTCTGAAGCTTCAATTGAGCAGCACCTATCAAATTCCCGGCGGCTACCTCGTGAGCAATTCCGGCGTTTGCGATTGCCAGAGACTCCTCATGGCTGCGGTCCCGGATATACTGCGTCTGCTTGATATTGGCTTTTCGCGTTTCGGCTTGAGTGGTAGCCGCGTCCAGATCGTCCGCTTGCTGCTTGCGATCTCTGACTTCATCAGCGGTGAGGCCGTTGTGGATGTCTTCCTGCTGCTTCTTGATCGCTTCTGCCTGGCGGGTAGCGTGTTCTTGCCCGACTTTGCTGATCGCCGCGCCATAAGGGTCGCCGGCAGCTTCTGCTTGAGCGGCTTTGACCTCGGCGTCTTTCGCCTGCTTTTCGAGGTCCCAGATTTTGCCTTGAGGGGAGTTCTTAAACTCGTCGGAACCGGGAGTTGCGGCGGCGTTCATGCCCCTGGCAGCGTCTGTGAGGAGCTGTTTCTGCTTGGCTTTGTCGCCTGCGATGCGTTTTCGCTGGGCATCATAAAAATCCGCTGTATCGTTTTGAGGATCTAGGTTGTGTCCTACCCAATCGTTAGCCGCATTCCACCAGTTGCGAATCGTGCTATCGCTGCCAGCTAAGTACTTCTGAGCCTGATGGATATCCTCGCTAATCGCATCGGCCTGATCGCGGGCTTTCTTTCCAGCGTCAAGTTGAGGGGCGGCTGGGTTCACGCCAGCGAGCTTCTGCTGGGATGCCGTAAAGGCGTCGTTCGCCGCCGCGAGGGTGGCAGTCGGCTTTCCTCTGGAGTCATTCAGATCGTTCTGAGCTTTCGTTGCCTCTTTTGCGGCTATAGCCTCTTTGTAAAGCTGGTTTTCGACATCCTTGTCGGAGTCGGAAAGGCCTGACATACTGTGAGCCGCGTTATCGAGAGCAACGCCCAAGCCGATAATTGCCGCCGTGGCAAGAGCGATGGGAAGGACGGTAGCGCCTATGGCAAGCGCCGTGGCTCCAATGCCTCCAGCAGCGACCGCGCCCTCTGTACCGACTGCCGCCTCAGCGGCCCCGACTTCCTCGTAGGCCGCGTTCTGGTATGCGCCTGTGCGTCTAAACTTGCGACTCCCAACCGTGAGCAATCCGCCCTCAGCATTCTCTCCGCCGCTCGCGGCAGCGGCAACGGCAACGGCGTTCTCCTCAAGGGCCTTCGTATTGAGCTTGATCGCCGCCGTGTCTACGCCGACTGCTTCCGCATCACGAATGGACGCGGTAGCTTTTACAGCTTCGGCCTCGGTGTCGAGCTGCACAGCAGCCCTATGAATACCAAGGGAGGATGTAACTGCTACAATGCCTTTGCCAATCAGGCCGAAGCCCGTCAGCAGCGGCCCCAGGACGTAGGCGAGCCCAACCGTGCCGGCGATAGCAATCTGCAAAGGCGCGGGCAGTATACTGAACGCCCTGGCGACGTCAATAATGATCTTTGCCCCATCTTCCATTGCGGGGATAAGATCGTTTTTGATGAGCGGAATGACTTGATCCTGCAGAAGCGGAATCATTTCGATTCCCACGGAGCGGAACGCTGCCTCCATGGTCTGCTTGATTCCAATGATCTCCTGCTCGAATCCGGCAGCGGCTTGGATTTGGGAATCGGACAGGACTATAGCATTCTTTGCAAGCGCGGCATATTGGCCGGAAGAAAGCGCCAGGAGGGGAGCCATCGCCGCCATGTTCCTGCCGAATAGTTGTGAGGCTACGGCGTTCCGCTCGGTTATGCTCGTCATTCCCTGGAGCTTGGACATCACTTCGGGAAAGAGCTGATCCATTCCCTTGAGGCCACCGCCAACAGCGTCAACATTGATGCGTAGCCGGTGCATGGACATCGCAGCCGTGCCGCCGTCAGCCTCGATCCCCAGCAACCGCCGCTGCAGCATCCGTATCTGCTCGCTAACTCCATCGAAGTCACCGCCGACTGCCGTTGTGACCCATCGAAGACGCTGTAGCTGATCGGCAGTCATGCCCGTGCTCTGCGTAAGATGCTCTATCTGCAGGCCGAACTCTGCCGTCTTGTAAGCCGCGCCCATCAGAAGCCCACTGATCGCTGTCAGCGGCCCTGTGACGGCGATGTCCAACGTCTTGCCGAGCGTGGTCATCTTCGACGCAAGTCCCTCAATGCTGGAGCCAATCTGCTTGTTGGCTGAATCGACGTTGGAGTTGAGCTTGCCTACGCCTTGGAGGGCCTCGCTGATGTCCGCGCCGTATTTGATTATCAACTGCCGATATTCAACTGACATCGAAGGCTCCTCCTAAGATTGTTCGTAGTTTCGAGAGTGCTCGGAGTCGCTTGCTGTAGATGTTATTCGGTGTGCAGTGAAGCATCCGTGCTACCGAGACTTGGCTACATTGCTGGAGGTAAATGAGTCGAATGATTGCCCGGTAGTCGGGCTTTAGCTTCCCTATTGCGAGCTTGAGAACAAGATGGTCAAGGTTGAGGTCGTGGACACCCAGCCTCGCCCACCCCTCCCAGTCCGTCTCGGAAGCGTCCAGGCTGGCTGTGACGTGTGGAAGGTCCGCGTGATCAACGCGGCGGTTGTCTGGAAGACGTATCAACCGGGACTTGTCCCGGAAGTATTGGATGACGCGTCCGCGCATTCGGGTTACAGCATAAGTTTGGAACTTCACTGACAGGAGGGGGTTGAAGTCCCGTTCGGCAAGTGCTAGCCCGAGCCGAGCCTCCTGCAGAAGATCATCGTAGTCGGAGTGCCGATGCCATTTTCTGACAACCCAGTAGACCAGATGCTCGTATTGTGTCTGGTAATCGACAGTCACTTCGTCTCCGTGGACCTGACAGCGCTTCGATGCATAAGCGCCCAGTCAATCCAGTATTGTTCGCGCTCCATCAGTTCCCAAGGCGCAACTCCGAGCCATTTAGCGGCCTCAAGCACGGGATACCAGTCGGGCATTTCTCCTATCTGGCCGCCGTGCTTGAGCCAGCGCGTTAGGAGTTGGCCTTCTCGGGGTTTGGGCGGACAGCCGCCATCATTGCAGAATAGATGGAATTGATGACGGATATGCTGAGCTGCGAGAGGTTCTCGGAAGTTATGGGAACCGGAGAGCCGTCGTCCCCGAGCACGTCCCAGTCGACTATGCCTCCAACAACCAGGTCGATCTCGGCACCCATTGGGTCTGCTGAACTCTGCAGCGTAGCCGAAACGGCTGGAGTGTAGAAGTTCCTACGGATGGTGAGGTTGATCGTATCCTCCGCGTCAAGAACGACCTGGCATGGCACGGTTTTATTCACGATGTCTGCTAACTTGATTGGCATGTTGGATTCCTTTCAGATTGTAGATTTAGATTGCAGGACCCGCAGCCGCCACAACCCCAGAACGTGACGGCCGTCGCGGCTCCCTCGATGTGGCCGCAGTCGAGGTGAAAGGAGGCGCCTATCGGCTAGAGATGAAGAAAAGGCCGATCCTGGGTTAGCACGGAGCGGGTCCTGCTGGGCCACGTGGGCTCTGTGGACCGAGCGAATTAGACGTTAGTGACGTGGATTCCGTGAGTCGCAGTGTTCATGATCGTGCCATTCAGCTCTATGGCGTAGATTCCCTCTTCGTCGGAGAAGCTACCAGGCTCCCCAAAGACTGCGTTGAACGTGAGGGTGATGATTTTGGCTCCGTTGGTGATGGTGATAACGACTGCTTTCTGGACTCCCGATCCGTATCCCAAGATGGTGGCAGCCTGCGATGCGTTTTCCATCTTGCATGAGAACTTGGCGTCGATTGCCTTCTGAAGGATGTTAGCGAGCCCGGAGTTGCCGACGAAGAACGCGCCGCCCCACATGTTGGCGACCGAAACCGTCCATTCAAACATCTTAGTGATCGGCACTGAGTCGATTGTGATTCCCACTCCGGGACCCAGACAGGGAACCTGCGTTGCCGGAGATAGCCCGGACGTTGGGGCGGCTATGGTGGCCTTCTTGCCGACCATCTTCCCGGATAGCGTAACCTCGTCACGATTGCCCTTGAGTGTCCAGTCGGTTACGATTCCTCCCGAAATCTGGAGTCCGCCGGCCTCTACCGTGTAGACGTTGGTTGCTGTCACAGGGTCTACCTGAGCGTCCGACACGACATCGGCGACCAGCAGGCCGAAGTCGGTGTGGGTGGCTTTTCCGTCGAATGCTACTTCGGTCCATTCTCGCCCGGTAATCACGACTGTGGGCAGTAGGACGCCCCTGGGGGTGAATGCAGTTGTACGACGCTTGATAGAGGGGTTCATCGTTACGGCGCCGACAGCTATAGTTGCGGCGACTGGACTTCCCCAAACGATTTCTATCCCGAGCTGTCCTTTTTGAAAGGCAGACTCAACGTCATGGACTAATGGAGTTGCAGCCATTTAAGATTCCTCCTGAAGTGCGGATTATACGCTCGTGCCGATAATCCAGATATTGAATGTCTGAGTGGAGCCCGCGGCGTTTGCCACAAGCAAGTTCATCCCCGTTGACGGGGTAACTACGTAACCCACATTGGGGTCTATGATCTGAAGCAGACCCCCGGCCTTGACCGCGTGCGAGTTTGCCAGTTCAGGCAGTGGATTGGAGCCGCCGCCGACCGTGAGATCGTTGGTTCCGTCCGTGGCAAGCGGCGCCGACTGAATGATGATAGCCTTGATATGGAGAGTCGCCTGGGGGCTGCCGGAATCTCCGAGCGTAGCCTCCACGAGTGAGCTAAGGTTGTAGGTGTGATTCCCCGATATCGCCAGCGTCCGCGTCTCCGAGAAGAAGATATCGGCTTGATTAGCAGCAGTTCCTTCTGAGATCGGAATGCTGATCGTCTCGTTGATCGGAACGGTCGCAGTCTCGACTCCCGCTCCTTTGGTGAGCGAGCCCGACAGCCTGGTCCACAGGCTGAGTGCAAGAGAATAGCTCATAAGTGCCTCCTAATCGTTCGGTCGGACAAGGACTTTATACATCCCGCCGGCGTGGTAGAAAAGTACTCCGCTGTCGAACTCACGGCGCCTATACGGTGACTCCCGGAGGCAGGACATGACCTGCCCGGAAGGCAGGGCAAGGTGTTGCCCTTGCAAGACCGCGTCTATCCTGTCGGCAAGGGGGTCGATAGCCTCGAATCCACAGTCATAACCAATGGCCTCTACCAGGTAGAGGTCGCGCACTGCCATTCGACAGTATCCGACTCCATAAACGTCGTTCGGAGCCATAGACATGAACTGAATTAGCGGATAGCCAGGATTGTTGACCGATCCGGCGTTGTAGATTCGTATGCCGACCGCCACGGAGATCGCGGGGTCTGCCTGGAGCTTCTGAAAGATGAATTGTTCGACGGTTGCCAGTTCTGTCATTTCAACTCTGCTTTCAGGAGGTCAAGGCACCATTTTTCAAACTGAGGTCCGACTTTTGCGGCGGCGGGTGTCATAAACGGTCTGGGTGGGATGCTCACATGGACTCCAGTGGTTCCGAACTCGATAAAAAATCCATAGCACACGCCGCAAGTGACGATCCCCTCTGGGGTATGCTCGTTATGGGTAATTTGCACCTCGGGAAAAACCTCGATACTCTTTCCTCTGCTGCTAGCCTTCGCTTGGGCTTCGGAGATACCTTTCGAGTATCCATCTTTGCCCGGAGCAACAAAATAGATTGAAGCGCGTGCCGCTCCAGTTGGACCGCTCTTTCCCCGTGCTTTAGTGTCGGTGCCGCTGTAGACCTGACGCGTGATCTCCTGTTTAGCTTCCGCTTCCGTTTCTGCGCAAGCCCTCACGATGGCCTTTCTAGCCGATTCTCCGATGCCTTTTTCCACCTGGACGGTCTTATTGTAGACTTCGAACACTCCGCTATTGCCCATCGTAACCCCTATTCGTGAAGCCGGCAGACGAGCCGCTGGAGCACCGAGGTGGACGCTTCGAGAATCCCAAGGATCTCGTGAAGCTTGCCCTTGATTCTGAGCCAATCAGCACTGGTGACCTGGGTGGTCTGGCTTACGCACACGCAGTAGAGCTGCTCGCCGACGACCGCGCCCTGAGTCAGCAGTTCTGCCGGGGTGTCAATGGGGTAGTAGAGGCAGGCCACTCCTGACGTAGTAGTCTCAACCAGCGTATGGCTGCCGAGATCGTCGGGCACGAATATTCGGTGGATGACATCGCACGAGCCCACCAGGGACTGCTCTGCGTTAGCTCTGAGAAGACTCAGTTGTTTCGGACTGATCGGCGGCGGCATTCTGGGCCTCCTCAAATGTCTTGGTTTCCTCTGCCTGCTGGGCGCTGTCTGCAAGCTCGTATCCGTTGGCTAGGAATGACGGGAGATCAGCCTCCGAGCAGGTGAGTGGCACAATAGCGCCGTCTGAGAGTCTTTTGACTTGATAGATGCTTCCTGTTTGTTCTGACATTGTAATAACCTTTCAGTATCGTTCGTTGGGATATCCGGGACCGTGCCCGTCGTGAATCGGGAACTCTGGACCGCCTCCCGGCTGGACCGGGGTATAGTTGGGGCCTGGAGAGTCGACGCACATGTCCCCGGCTGTCTGGATTGTGCCCATTCCGTGGATGCTGGCTACGTCGCGAGCCGCGTCCATCATGAGCTGCTTCTCTTCCTGGTGTCTCTCGACAGCCGCTTGCTGCCTTCCGAGCAGAGTAGATTCCGGGTCGAAGACGATAGGCATTAGTCGCTCCTAAATCCGGGGACTCCAATCAACCCCGGAGGCTTGTTGAGAGGCCTCGATTGGGACATCGTGCGCCCGAGCCCGATATTCCTGCGCATCGGCTTCTGGAGAGCCGGCACGCGAGTCTTGCCGGTCCTGGCGTGATCAGCAATCGTCTTCCAAGCGTTGATTCTCTCCGACCATTTGAGCCTGATTCCGCCGCGCTCGTCGTATTCGTCGGGCTGCTGTCCGTATTGAGCGATCAGCGATTCCGCGAGTTGCGCAAGGGCCTCTAGGTAGCCGCATTGCGCTAGCTTCGTCTGGATGCTGGCGTCCTGGAGCAAAGCGCCTGTTACCGATCCGGTAGCCGCTGCCGCGTCTCCCAGGGCGAGCCTGATATGGTCTTTGAGAGTGGGAAGAGTTATGTCGAATGTGGCTGTGATCGAATCGCCATCGGCAGGGGTTATGTTGACATTAATTGTGCTCACGACAGGGCCTCCGACGTAAAGTCTCCCGACTGAAGTTCATCTCCGCTAACCATGGCCTGCCACCAATAGTGCGTGGTTGGCTCGACGGGCAGTGAGACGTTGCCACTGATGTCCGTGTAACCTGCCGCAAACGGGGTTCCAGTTCGTCCGGAACCGGTCCAGACCGCTACCCAGGCGCCACTAACTGGGGTGTCCGAGACGGTTACATGAAAATCCTGGACGACGTATCCTGGGGGCACATCACCACCGCCCCCACCACCGCCGCCGCTTCCGCCCGTTAGCGCGTTGGCGTCGACCTGGTTGGTAATCGTAAACCGGAACTTGTCAGTAACCACCTTGATCGCGGCAAGGTCGGTGTTGTCGGGCGCGGCAGGCAATGCGGCCAGGATCGCTGCCGTGTCAGCAGTCGCCTCAGTCCGCGTCGGCGGGTCGAATGCCTCCAACCTCGCATCTATATCGGATGTAGACAGGTTATTGAGGCCCGTGATATCGCTATGCTTCGCAACTGTGGAATCGAGCGCTGTAAGATCGGTTTTCGCTTTGATCGCGGCAAGCTGAGTGCTATTAGAGTCGATTTCCTGGCGGATAGAAACGGCAGTTGGCACACTCGGCGCATTGGTGAGAGTGGTAACGGTCGGAATCGTAACCCCCGCCTGCGAGTCGGTAGAGAGGAGCGCCTTGCTGTCAGAGCCCAAAACCCAGTTCTTCAGCTTCACGCCGAACGTGTTTGCGAGAATGCCAGCATCAGCCGTCAACTGGTTCCAAATCGCCAGTATTCCGGCGGTCGAAAGACTGAATCCCGTCTTGTCTGAAACAGCTATGGACTGCCCCGCTGTGAGGTCTGCTGTCTGGTTGACCTTAGTTCCGTTCGTGGTAGGCAGTCCGCCACTTGCCCCAGGTGCCGCGTTCGGTAAAGCCGTCTTGAGGTAAAGCCCGATTCCCGCCGTAATCGTCGTGGCATAATTCCAGATAGCCGCAAGTGCATCAGCAGCAATGGACGCCGCCGTGATGCAGTTGGCTCCTATCGAGACGACAGCCGCGTTGACGTTGGCTGTAACTGACCCCACTGCCCCGCTCACGCTCGCCACGCACCGATTCTGGATGCTGAAGTCAAATAACTCCTGCCCAACCACACTCACGCTGTCCACCGTGCCCGCACTGATGATCGCAGCGAAATCGTTGCCGGCTGCATAGAATGCATCCGTGGTGGTAATCGCCACATGGTTCAGCCCCGTTATGCCGCCGTAGTCAACATCAAGAGTAACCCCTGTCGTGACGGGAGTGGAATTGCCCATCTTGAACACTTTAACCGCGGGAGATCCGCTGAGCGTTATTGGAGCACCGCCCACATCCACGGTGTTGAACCAATGGTGGATGGTCTGATTCGCCAGGAGATCACCCTTATACATTAGTGGACTCTCCCGCCGCCAGCGAACGTGCCGTGGCTGCCCGTGTTACTCACGCCAAACAGAACGCCGCGCTTTACCACAGTGGCAAGCGGAGGGTAGTAGTTGCCATAACCACTCGTGCCATAGAGCGCCGTGCTGAGCACGTTGTTTACGCCGGGGTCATGGAATTGCCCATGCAGCGTATTTCCGCCCCAACCGTAATTAGCGATACTACTCAGCACAGCATTACCAGTGCTATCTGGGAAAGTCGCCGTGCCCGTGGTGGCTCCCACCAACACCGACGCGCCGCTTGAATCAGTGCTCAGCACGTTTGCCGGGTCTGGCCCGTAATAGGTGCCCGAAACGGTAGTACCGGTATAATCCGTGTAGGATGCTGTAGTAAGAACTTTCATTTGAGGAGGCGCAACCAGGGAACCGACCTGAGCCGCACCGGTCGAATCCACACCGTCAGCGTAGCCATTGAGCACAACGGAAGGCGCAGGCGTCAATGCCATACGAATCGTGCCGGTGCCGGTGGAGTCGGGGTAGCTGATGTAGGAGGAGGCGGTGGGCTGCCATTTGAACGACGGTTGTACCGCAGACCCACCCAGGTTAATGATATTGCACGATACCAATCTCAAACAACGGGCTGCTGAACTCTGAGCGATGCCGTAATTATAACCGTTCGTGGTGGGACCAAAAATAACCACGTTGGTAAACGTAGATTCCAGGTACGAGCCTCCCATACTAATGCCGTGGGCAAAGGTGTAAGTGCCTGGATGTATACTGCCATTTGTGTGGTTGAATGTTGTGTTGTTAGCAACGGTGACTGCGCTCGCCCCAGCTATTGCGCTACCATAAAGATTACCTGTGTAGGCAATTATTGTCGAAGCACCGCCAGACAACGACAGGCATGTCGTGGATCCGGCATAAACGTCTGTCGCTATTGTCCTACTCGCACTAGCTGCAAAACCTCCCCCCGCCGAATCTGTTGTACTCCCAGTTCCATCCGCAAGCGTGCCCGTGCCCGTGCCCGTCATTATAGCATCGCAGGTAATATTCTGGTTAACCGTGATCGTCTTGCCGTTTGCGTCAAGTTTGTTCCCAGCCTGATTGACAGTAGCCCAGGCGACACCGCCGCCGGTGCTGTCAACCGTCGTCATCCACTGCCCGGCAGTATCTATATTGCCTGTGATGTGGGCGTAGTAAATTGTGGCATGTGCCGCGCCCATCGCCAGCGCGAGCACGAGCAAGATTGTGAGTAGGATTATGAGTCTCATCCGAATACCCCTCGACATTGCAGGCAAAACCAAAATAGGGCTGTTAGGCAGGCCGTTGCCGGTAGAATGTATCGCCAAACGAATAGTAGGATTCTCATTTTGCCACGACCTTAAACTGTATCGCCACGCTTTGCCCCTCAGTGAGAACTGCGCCGCCGCCGCCCAGCGAGAGCGTGAGCACACCTGCGCTAGTTGTTCCGAGCACTGGCACGGTCGATGTCGCGGAGCCGAGAACATACGACAGCGATGATGGTAGCGTCATCGTCAACGCGCTAAACGTCTCCGGCTGGACTATCGTGAGACTCAGCGGAGTAGCGTTCGCCGTCTGCTGGTTGCCGAGGCTGTCCTGGTAGGTCGCTGATGCGGTCAACACAATCGGTGGCCTGGCTACCAGCGTATTGGTAATCGTGGCCGTCAATTCCGCGATGGTCCCCGGAGTTATTGCCGAAGGCCCCGTGATCGTTACCGACTGCGCGTAGCTGGCGCACGGCAGCAGGAGCAGGAGCAGTGATATGCGTAGTATACGGAGTAACATAGTGTTGTTCCCCTTTGTAGTATGTGACGTAGCCGACGATTTTCTGCCCGATCAAAACAATGACGATCAGCGATAGCCAGCAGAGGACCGCGCAGGAACCCTGCCGCAAGCAGCCAGGTTTATTGCTCATAACGCTCATAATGTCACCGTAACGCCCTCCGGCCACTTGACGTTTGTGACTGTCACGCCCCTTTGCCGAGGATGAACAATCTTTCGAGGTTCTAATTCCCTCGAATTCGAGGGTTTTAGATCGCGCATGAAGCGAGCTTCGCGCTTGCTCATGGTCTCAATGTGTTTCTCGCTCATAGCAAACTGCTCCACCACTCGAACGCTTCAGGATTGTCGCGCCAGAACATCACGAGCCCGTCTCCGGCGATATGTGATGCCTGCTCAATATCGATCTCCCCCTTGGGGCCCATGAAGTGCTCCTGAAGCGCATGAAAGACCTCGTGAACGAATGTGCCCGCAATTCGGTGCGGCGTTGCGTGTTCGGCAATCTTGATACTGCATGTGTCTCGGTGGCAAGCACCGAACGCGTTTTCCTGATCGCTCCAATTGCGGTCCATCCATTCGACTGTGTAATCGAATGAGCCGATCTTCAGTTTTGTCGGTCTCTCGCTCATAACTTCAGCCCCATCTTCCTGGCCAGCCAGACCATTTTGAACCGTTTGACGTTGCTGTGGCCGAGAGACTTTAGGCCAAACACGGCATACATATTGCACAGGTGCGAGTGGACCGTCCGCGCCGATATCCCTAACTGCTCGGCTATTTCCGCGTTGGACGCGGCTCGATAGACGAGCTTCAAAATGGCGAGTTGTGGTTTGGTGAGCTGCACAGGCTGATTGTTGTCGCTCATAATCCACGCTTCTCACGCCGCCAACGCTTCCGAACTACACGGTTCACGCTTCTCGCCAGGGCGCGTTTCTTATGCTCGCGAAGTTTGCTCATAATAAAGCTCCCGTGAATAGCGAAATCCATATGCAAGCAAATCGCGATTTGCTTAATTAAGCAGCGATGAGATTCTGTTTGTCAGAACCGCAGGCCGGAGCCAACCGGGTAGGGTTCATGACTTCCAACCCCCGGCGTGGACGTTGCTACCCTGCCTGGACCATCGCAGTTGGTGACAATTCGTCACCAGCTTAACTCCCGCCCCCGCGATTGCCGGGGTTAGAGTTACTCAGCAGTCAGTGATACATCGTCCAGAAATAGGGAGAAGTCACCCGAGCCGGACAACGGATTATCCTCGATTTGCAGGAAAATATACGGCCTGTCAACCGGCGGAATGTCCATGGTGAATTGCTGCCAAGAAGTGCTTACGCCAGTGAACTCGCGTTGGCCGTATAAAATACCAGTGCCATCGTTGCCGGAAGAAATCCACACCAACGCATCACCTAACCGACCCGAACCGCCGGCCACTGTTTTTGCCCAGAAAGTGAGCTTATATCGACGCCCTGGCAAAACATCAATCGCTCCCCACTGCACCATAGGTCTATTACCACTACCAAACAGTTGGCAGTTATCCGGTATTCCCGGATAACTCAACTTGCTTCCACTTGCTTCTTACCGCGATTGCCGAGGTTACTGCTCGGCATAGTAAACTGTTGTCCACTTCTGCGTCTCCGGGTTAGTTGAGTCAGCAGGGCTATTTGTGTTAGCCTCGTATCCGGTGGCACTCGTCGTATACCGAAGCGGCATTTCTCCAAAGAATCTATAACCCGCCGCCTCGCTTATATTGGTCTGGTCGGCGTCAAGAAATCCCCAATCTTGATGCTGCATGAATGTAGCAAAATTCCAAGCAGAACCAAAGAAATCTTCCGTCCCGGACGCCTGGTAGGAAGATGATGTCGCGCCGTCCACATAAAACCGGGTCAACGCCTCTTGCATGTCACCAGGATCGCCGAGAACACCTCCGTATACGGCGACTATCCACCCGGTTCCCGTAACATTCAGGAATTGGTTATAGTTGCCTATGTAGAAATTCTCGCCTGCGGTTGAACTCATAGCGTCTGCCGTCTCGGTTGTCATGTGAGTCGTATTTGTGACACTTACGATTCTCTGGTCTTTAGTAACAGTGTCAGTTCCGACGAACTTTCCGATCCAGGCAGAGGTAAACGATGTTCCGGCCCCTACTACTGCTGTCCCTGTTTTCGTCACCGTGCCAGTTTGCGTCGTGGACGCTGCAACGCTGGCGCTATTGTGCGCTATCAGCAATCGCAGATTTGAATTCCAGCACTGAGGCAAAATATCCTGATACTGAATGCCGGAGAAGAACATCGTTCCCGTTGCAGAAAGGATTCCGGCGGTTACTCCCGAATCCCCGACTAGCTCGATTTTGATGCCGTTGGTATAGGGGATGGGGTATTTTAGAGTAAAGTTGAGACCCGTGCTTGTGTCAATGGTAAAGAACCGAGTTTCGCAGCAAGGTAGCGTAGCCTCTACAAAGCCGTGCATCTCAAGACCAACCAACGAAGCCAGTGGGATATTTACCTGTGGACTTCCGGCTCCGTCGTAGGTGATCTGGAGTGTGTAGTGATCGGCTCTTGCCCAGGGGATACTAACGCCCTGAATGTCCGTGATGATATGAATGGAGCGCACGATTCCCGTGTTGCCAGTCGCGATATTCAGCAATGTCAGCCTAGAACTCGCACCCAACGGCACACCTATGATCGAGGCCATATTCAGTTTCCCACCGATAGGAAACACCAACGGATTCTGCGGGGGCGATACGGTTGTTACGATAACACCCGGCTTGCTGGTATAGGTCATCGCCACGCCGGGAGAAACTAGCACTGTCTGCCCACTAACCGCCGCCGTGACCGCCGCCTGGACGGTGGAATACTGCGCGCCGGGGCCCACGGTTAGGACGGAGGTGCCGAGTCCGCTAGAACCACCAGTTCCGCTCGTGGCTGGCCTAATGTCAAACTCGACATTGGACGCGCTTGTGGAAAACCCCACGACCTGAGAGCCAGAAGTCGCGACTGCGCCCGAAGTGCCCGTGTAGACAGATGCACCCGGCGTGAGCCCCGAGAATCCGCTGACAACCGCCTTAGAGCACACTTCCGGGCTTGCCCAGACGGAGGCGGCGACCGTTACAACACCAATAGCCGAGTTGGAGCTACCCGCGAGCTGCCAGGAGTTGCTTGAGTCCAGGTAGACGAGCTGGCCAATCGAAACGGAAACGCCTGCCGCGTGACGCTCCATGACCTGCCGCTGCCCAGAGACGATGTAGTCGGCGCTGCAGGAGCAGGCTAGGATAAGGACAGCCGCCAGGATGATCGTAAACCGTGTCAAGAACTTCATAACGCACCTCTGATGCATGGAATGGGGAATGGGTTGGAATAAGTGCAAAGGCCGGGGGACTCTAAAGCCACCGACCTTGTTGAGTCTATTTGTCGGTCGCCGCCGCCTGGGCTTTCGCTTCGAGCTCGGCCCCGTAGATCGCCCCGATAATCTCCTTACGAGGCAGACCGTCGGGGTCTATGCCGTTAGCTTTCGCTCGCTCCGCTAGAGCATCGTCTGCGAATGCCTGCAGTTCGGACATCGCAGCCTGCTCTTCTTCGCTTGCCTCTGTGGTCTGGACTGTCTGGGTGGCTGTTTGCGCTTTCGGCTGGCGTGGCTGCGACTGGGCGGTGTCGGCTTGTGCCTGTGCTGCCGCCGCCTGGGCCTGCTCTTCTGCAATGGAGTCCGCTTTGGCCTGGGCAGCATCGTCGGCTTCCGTCTTGAGCCTGGCCAGCTCAGTAGTGATCATGCCGATCAGGGAATCGCGCTCTATTCCGCTAGGGTCGATTCCCAGAGCCATTGCCTGCTGTCTGAGCTGATCGTCTGTCGGGCCGGGGGACAGAATAACGGTCTGGGGAACCCTGGCCTGCTGGATAGCCGTTATGATGTCGTCCTTCTTGGACCTCGCCCCCGTCACGATTCCGAGCGTCGCCGCGTAGTCCCGAATGTCTGCAAGACTCAATCCAACCAGCTCGGCGTCGGTGAACGCAAACGGCTCGATGCACTTGCGCATTAGCAGACCGTTGATCGCGTCTGGATGGATTTCGGACCCGTCGATGATGGACCCATTGTGATGGGCTCCCGTTCCTGTCGAGAGCACTGAGCACAAGACCATATACTTCATAACTATGTCCCCTTTCTGTAAAGGCCGGCCCTACGAAGAAGGCCGGCCTAATTGCTCTATTGGTTCTCTCTAGAACGGAGTGTTCGTCGGAGCTACCGGCTGGTTGAGCGGGTCAACCGCGTTGGTTGCCGGAACGAAGTAGGTAGCGTCGACCGTCATCACGACAACTGCGTTAGGGTAGAACATGACCGGTCCGCCGTTGTGGCCGCGGTGGACTTCGATATTCCGAGGCACCGGATGTCCGGTAGTCTCAGAATCGATGACCTTGACATAGGATCCCGGCTCCATATTGGGATTGTTGGCGTTGCGAGTCATTCTATACTCGCCCAGTCTTGCCCCGTTCGTCCTTCGTCCAACAAGCACCGTGACGCCCGTGGGGATGAACAGATGGAATATGCCGGCATCGTCAACGTATCCGTCGTCCATGATCTTGATTTGAGGCAGGTTTTCCCCGAGCAATATCTTGTTGATTTCATCCATGTTCAACGGGGAAAGCAGGGCGCTTACACGCCTGCCGGCCAAGTCGTTCTGGTTGGTGTTTGTCACCATCAAGTTGAACGTGGTCTGATTCATGTAGGCTATAGCTCCAACGTCGAACGCTACGGAATGGCCTCTTGCCAGGAGCTTAACCTGTCTGAAGTCGTTCAGTGGTGTCGCAGTTGCCGAGGTATGCCAGGGCACCGTGTTCGCCGCCGTCTGCATCCGATACCTGTCCGTGTGAACGATGGTCCCGGCCTCTGTGATGACGCTGAACATCCCGTAGGACAGCAGCGTCCAGATGACGGTTCTGATTCGGTCAATCTCGCGAGTGAGCAGCTGATCCTGTCGATGTCTCACCAGGTCGGTAATATCGACGGTGCCGCTCCATTCTCCGATCGGCCTGCGGGTTGTCAGTTCCATCTCGTCGATGGGCTCGAACTCGCCATAGACGCCGGGCTCCATGACCCAGCGCTTCGCGCCGATCTGCTTGACGCGGGAAGCTTCGCCGTTGAGTCCCCTGACCGCCTGCAGACCGGTGAAGCGGTCGTAGGCTATCCAGGTGAGCAGATTCTCATTCACGGCGGTGATCGGGAAAGCGTCGAAGATCGGATCGTTCTGCACGAGAACCGGCAGAAGGTCTTGCTCGATTTCCCTCAGTTCTGAACTGGTTGGATATATGAATCCGAATGGCATTTTGTTTCTCCTTGGGTTCCGTAAACGCAAGGGCACGAAGCGACCGGGTTACGCCGAATCGTCCATGCCCTTGCGTTTGCGTGATGTTGGACCGCGACAAAGGCCGCGGCGTAGTTCCTAGTACATCGTGAGGATTGCGTTGGTGTTAGCGCCGTCCGCCGTGACACCGGATTCGAGCCTACCCACGTCTGCGATTCCGTTTGCATCCAGTCCTGCCGTGGGACTGCCAGTGGTTCCGTTGACGCCGCCGACTCCGCTCACCAGGTAGCTCAGGTCCATGAGTTTGAAGCGGCCCTTGAAGAACGCCGGGGCTGTTGGGGTGTAGTTGCCGAACTCAGGCGGTGCGCTGGGTCCGCCGCCTGCGGTGACTCCCGGAGTGCCTCCCACGTTCGTCTCCGGCTGAGCAAAGATGACTCTGCCGACTTCGTCGGTCTGGAACGCATACTGAGCGAATGCCCTACATACCTGACGGCCATCAGAGGCTCCATTGTCGTAAGGTCCCCAGAGTCCGATTGCGACTCCTGCAGTGCCTGTGGCGAGGGTGAGGCTAGGGGTTGTTCCTGTGAGCGAGCTGGTTCCCGTGATCTGCGGCATGTTGAATCCAGCCGCTAGACCCGTGAATGTGACCGTCCAGGCGCCGAGTCGACCGCTGCCGGCGGCATATGTGACCGTGACGTCCATTCCGTTGGGATCGGTGCTAGTGCTCATGCTGCCGTCAGACGCGAACCTGATGACAGTGTCGTAGCCTGCCGCAAAGAGCAGTGCCCGGATAGCTGTCTGAAGGTCGTCTCCAACAGTGAGGTCCGCATACTGCTCGGCAAGAGTGTCATTGGCGCCTATGTTGTAGGCGAGAGCGCCTGTCGTGTAGGTGTTACCGTCCTCTCCGACAATGGACAGGGTGAATGTGCCCCCAAGGTCTGCGGCGGCGCCGCCTCCGAGGGTGATGGTCTGAACCTCGGTAGCGCTAGCCGCCGAGACCTGACCGAGCGCCTGCCCAGCCGCGATAGAGAGGTTGGGCATGCAGTTGATCGGAGAAACGGAGCCTTTGCCATAGATAGGCATTAGCCCCTGAAACGTATAGTCCATGTAGTGATCGATAGGCATCTTAGCTCTTAGCCTCCTTGACCTTGATCTCGCCCGCCGCAAGCAGCTTTGCCCTGCGAGCCGCGGATACTTTCTTGCCCTCTTTGGTGGGCGTGTCTTCGTCGGACGCGGTTGCCGTGGTGTCTGCCGACAGTCCCACTAGGTTGGCGTCCGCAAGTTGCTCCTCCGTGAGGTTATAGCTCACTCTGGCGGCGATGCCGTCCCTGAGCGACTTGACACGGCTGCCCTCGTTGAGGCTGCCGTCCGTGCTGAAGCAGACTACTCCGGCGTTGTCATCCAGGCAGGCTTGCCGGAACTGCGCTTCGAGCGAAGCCTTCTCAGCCGGGAAGACTTTGTGAGCCACCAGGGCGTCACTGAAGAATGCCTGAGCCTGAGTGGTGAGCTGTGCGGCCCTAAGACCCTGAAGCTCCGCGAACTCCGCAGTGTGGGTTTCGGGAGCGGCCGACTTAGGTTCCGGGTCCTTAGCCGGGGGATCGTCATTGAACGAGACTTTGGAGAGGTCGATGTCCTTCAATTCCTCCGGCAGCTCGTTCTTCGAGAAGTGAGCTTTGAACCTCTCGAACCAACTTGGTGTTTTGGTTTCTGGCATATTATTGCCCTCCGTTGATGTGTTGGCCGCGGTGAATGCCGCGACGAGCTGCGCGTCTGCAATTCTAGGGTTGAGCACAAGGCCGTTTCCGACAATGCGCTTGGTCTTTCGATGCCACGCCAGCGATGTTTTGATGGGCTGATCGCCCGTCAAATCGTTTAGCCACTTGGGTATTGCTACAGTGGCGAAGAGTTCTTTGCCTCGCGCTACCACGGATCGGATGCCTCCGAGCTTTCCATCCAGGATGGTGCGCTTGTGTTCGAGGTCGTTGTCCACCGGCGTGAAGTCCGCTGCCGCATCGGCAAGTTCAGACTCATTGATTGAGATTTCGTGAGAAGGATAGTCGCCTGCTTCAAACACTTTGCCGGTCCTCAAAACCATCTCTCCGTCGAAGTGCACGATCTCTCCATCAAACGGGTCAAGATCGAATGCTGCCATTTCCGCACACTCGTCATATTCCGTGTGAGCAACAACCGGCGTAGCGTCCCCGAGGGTGATTTTGTCGTCCAGGAATGCGTAGTCGCGCTTGATTAGCTTCGAGGGGTCCTTGGGGTCTCGGTAGACAACCTCGTCGTCGTCGGTATCGACTATCTGATAGGTTTCGATACCCGCCGCGGTTGCGATCGCGGCCTCTCGCTCCCTGAAGCTCATATCTTTCCAATCAGCCATTGCGGTTATCCTCCTTGGGTTCGGTTATCCAGTTGTCGCAGTCGCGCTTGGGGCAGTAGAACATTTGCTTTACGGTGCCGTCTCTGAGCATCACACTCGCAAGTCGGACACTGCTGCACCAGGTGCACGCCAGGGGGTTCAGCAGTCGGACGGTGCGGAGGTGCTTAGGATTGTCTCGCCGAATCGACATCTTCCCGAGTGACCTTTCCCGACTCCACAAGCTCCGTAACCGTCCTGGGCACGTAGCAGTCGCCCCAAATCTTGCTCTCACGCTTCGAAGCCAGGTCCGTCAGCTTGATCTTGTCCGCCTTGTAGAGAGCGTATCGGGTCGGGCCCATCACCTTTAGCTGCTGCTCGTCTGAAAGCTTATCGAAGTGCTCTTCCGGGTTCCAGGGCTGTGCGCTCATATCTTTGGCGGTTCCGTGGTAGCCGGGAAAGATTTCTTTCAATGGCTTTGTAGTCGGAATGCTGGTGCATCTTCCACACGGATGATCCGAGAATGATTCGCTCAGCTTATGCCAACTACCATTCATAGCAAGGCAAGCCATGCAGGTCCTATCGCTCACCGAAGCCAACCAAATCCATCCACTACAAACGTCACTATTCGCCTTGTAAGTCGCGTGGGTGGCAGTCCTGTAAGCCCGCAACGCCTCGGTGCGGCAGACAGTGAGTGAGTTGGTAAGCTGATCTCCGTAGGCTTTGCGTATGCGTCCTCTGATGGTCCTGGGGTTCTCTCCAGCGGCCATTCCCGCCGTGATCGCGTCCTTGATGCCCTGCTTGATGTCTGCCGCCATTCCTGCGAACTTGTAGTCGAGTGGGCTTCCGTCTGCCAGGAACCCGGCCAGATGCTGAACGGCCTCCGTGGGCATTCGATTCCAGGTCATTCCGAGCCGCATCAACTGCTTCTCTGCGTCCTTGCCGACCGATATCCCCATCAGATCACGTGAGTCCGACTCACCGGCGCCCAATGCCCAATTCTGCTGTCCCGTGACGGTGGACGCTGCGTAAGTGCCGTATCGCTGCAGCTCGATCTCGCATTGAAGCATCAGAGCCTTGAATCGTTCCTGCTGAAAGAGCCACGCGGGGGATATGAACTCGCCATGCTCTTTGGCCTCGGAGATAAGGGCCGTCACTCTGTCGAGCTGGAGCTTGAGCCGAGTCCAGGTTTGCGCGTAGGTATCGGACATCTGCTTCAGGGCCGCGTCGTTATGTTGGAGCAGGCGCCTCTTGAACGCCTGAGAGGCTTTGATGATCTCGGAGGGCATTTATTTCCTCTGTAGGAAGCTTCGCGTGGCCTATGTGATATCTCTGGCAGAACGGACACTCGTACGCGTTAAACTGCTGCCCTGTTCTCTTCGAAGCACGTTCGCGGGCCCGGAGAGCCTTGAACGTGCTGGTGAATGCCACCTTGTCCCTGCACATCGCGTTGTATTCCTTGATCAGGGTTCTTCTTGAGCACGGAAAGAGCATTTATCCCTCCGTGTTCCCCTTGTCACCCTGGACCGGAAGCAGACCTCCGAGCATCGACGCCTGATCTGCCGCGTTCTGCCTCTCCTCTGCCTTGCGCTCCAAAAGTGCTTCCATGTCCGTCTCGGGCAGTCCAATCATCTGGTAGATGCCGTTAACTTGGTCATCCTGAATCAGTCCGCCCCGCGCGAGGTTAGCGATCATATTGCCGATGTCGGATACATCCTGACTGGCGACTTTCGTAAGGGACATATACGGACACATCGACTCGGCAATCTCATCGCCGAAGTTGTAGCGAACAAGGGGGATAATGCAATCCCGATAGACGGCCACTTCGATTCGCCTTCGCACACTGCTTATTACCGAACCGAGCAGGTCCTGGCTGGTTCCGCTATCGGCCTTGGAGCCGTGCTCTGCCTCCATTGTGGCGCGGGTGGAGAGCAGGATTGCCCTCACCATCTGCCGGTCCAGGAGGTCGATAGCGTTGACATAAGCCGACCCATCACCCTTGGATTCAAGGAAGTCCAGTCTCGATTCGTTGGGCAATACAATCGCGGTACCGTTCGCGAACCCGATAATCTTCTGAAGCATGGCCTCTTCAGGCGTGATGTATATGGGATTGCCGTTGCCGTCTAGCCTGGAATTGCCCTGTATGTCTCGGACCTCTACCTCGCCAGCGTCGGGAGGGAGGTAGGCGGCAATCGAGGGTGTTCCGAACTGAGCCAGGAACTTCAGGTATTGTGGCCAAATCTGCTGTTTGAGATACCACGAGTTGTAAGCCGCCCGAATGAGCGAGGTTCCGCGTGGGTCGCCCTCCGGGGGCATGTGCGTCAAGATTAGGCACTTCTCGCGTGGTATGACTTCTTTGACGTCTACTGGCGCGAAGATGAGCGGAAGGATCCCGATATTGCACATCTTGCGAGCCACGAAGCCGTAGCAGTTCATAAACTGATCGACCACGAATGCATAGCTCGACCTCGGCTTGGGTCTGAGCTTGGTCAATGCCAGATCGTTACCCTTGATCTCGTAGGTCTGCTCAGCAACGCAGTGGCCGTAGATGAACGCGTCCATCAGTTCTTCTAGCACGTAGGGCAGCGGGTGAGCAAGGTTGTCGAAGCACCGCTCCACGAAGTCGCGGACCTCGATGCCCTTGTTATAGAGAGACTGCTGCTTGGGGTCGGGCTTGGAGACGGATGGGGCATGGATGGGAGAGGTGAAACGTGCGCCCTCTGCAAGGGCCTGAATACGGATAGTGGACATCGCGCCGAAGAGGGTAGGGTCCTTCATCATGCGCTCATAGATGTCGAGCCCAAAGTCCCTCTCTGCATCGTCGCAGTACCGGGGCAAAGAGCGCAGGAACTGGCCGGCAAACGTCTGGTAGGACGCGGTCACGAGCCATCCAAGCATCATCTCCTGCTGGAGGTCGGTCTTTACCCTGCCGGGGTTCGAGATTATCTTGCTGACCTGGTCCGCCATTAGGATGCTGTCTCCAATGCTGCCTGGAGGAGCCGCGCGGCTCTGCCGAAGCCCGTCTTGAATAGGTTGTCCTTGTATTCCTCGATGTGCGCTCGGAACTGCGAGTCGTCCTTGAAAGCGAAAAGAATGGCGTCCAGGCTACCGGCGAAGGGCTTGTAGACGCGTCGCTCGCTTCGAATCTTCTGGATTGCTTCTCTGAGGGTCATGGTCTACCTCGGTATGTATTGCGTGACTGCGGTCCGTTCGCCTCCGACTGCGGTTCGAACTGTTACACGTTTGGCCGGCGCAAATGCGAGCATCAGCGCGTCCGCATAGTCGGGGCTGGCCACTCCGCGCTTCTGGAGCAGCTTTTTGCTCTCGATCTGCGTCTTCCCCGCCTCGGTCTGATCGTAACGCACATTGGACAATTGTCTAGTGAGTGTTACGTGATCTGGAATGGAGATCAGCTCATCAAGCGGGTGCGTGATACCGAGCTCGACCATTTCGTAAGTCTTCTCAAAGCGCGTTCGAACGATCCACCAGAGTTCTGCTTTGAGGTTGGCAAAGCGTTCTTTTGAGGTGCGCCCGTCTGGCCACTTGGCGTCCGTGGGAGAGGCACCTGCGTTGATCCCCGCAGTCACTATGCCGAGCGTCCCCATTTGGGCTCGCGCCTTGAATGTTCCTGATATGCCGGCTCCGACGCCGGTCGCATCATAGTTGAGTGTGCGGACCCGCGCGGCCTTTGAAAGATCAAGCGCCCAGTTGGCTGTATCGGTTGTGCCGCTCTCGGTTCGTGCGTATACGTGCTCGACGGTTATACCCCGCCGGGTAACAAGTACGGTCTCGCAGTTGCCGCCGTCCGCCACATCCAGCCCTGCGACTCGATAGTCTGATTCTGGGAGCTGAAGCCTCTGATGGAGATTGATCGCTGCTTGCACCCATAGCGCGGGGATTGTGATGCCCTCAACACTGGCTGTGTGGTCAATGTCGAGTTCCTGAGCAACCGCTACGGGATCGCGAAGCCGAGCCTTTTCGCGCTCATACCAGGGATATATCACGCAGCAACCAGGAGGGATGAGTTCGGGTGCTGATGAGCCGCCCAAACCATAATCCACAGTCGCGCCGAGCTTGTCTACCAATTCCCAAGCGTTCTTCCGGGGGTCGTCTTTCCAGTGTAGCCGAAAGACCGGCATTTGGCCGGAGGTACACTTCTGCGAGAACAACCCGCCGCCGTGCGGAGTGGAGACATAGAAGCGGCAATTGGTGTTCTGCGAAAGCGCGGCGTCGGCAAGTTGGGGGTGGTCAATGAATGCCGCTTCGTCGACGATGTAGACGGCGTTGCGGCCGCCGCGGCCAATATTATCTCCCGCCTCTCCGGTGATAGAAGCCTGGGTGTCGGGGTTCAATAGTTTGAGCTCGGAATCGTGCTTCTTCCAGTTGAATCCCGCTGGCAGCATCCACTTCGGCAGATTGCGCAGGAGTATCCTCATTTTCTCGAAGATAGAGTCGGGGTCTCCGAGTCTATCAACAAGGATTTCCTTACGGCTACCGATGCCGCCCTTAAATCCTGGATGGAAGAGCCAGTGATGTATCAGGAATCCGGCACACAGCCACGTAACGCCCATGTCTCGCGACTTCTCAACAGCGGCGTCCTCTTTCAGCCGCTCGCGCTCCTCAAGCCAACGTAGAAATTCTTCTTGTCTGGGAAAGAGGTTCATCGGCAGAAACGCGATGTCGGGAAGAAGACGCGGGTCGTAGGTCCATACCCAATCGTTGAACCAATAAACGATGTCCTTACTCGAGCGGGCTATCGCCAGACGTTGGAGCTCCCGACTCCGATTGTGGCGTATCAAATTGAGATAGCGCTTGGCTATGCAGTGCTGCAAGTTCTTTTGCATCGAGTTTCAACAGTTCATCAATCCCCAAGTCAACTTCGATTTTGCCACCCTGGGGGCCTGAGTGCTCTATCCTGTCGACAAACATCCCGAGGTGCTTGCCCATCTTTTCCAGTGCGCTGACTTTATCGTGCAGTTTGAACTTGATCGAGCCACCATTCTCTGTGACCGTCTGCGAGACTTCCGCTACGCAGGCGGCGTCGTCTTTGTCGAGTGCTTCCGAGTCCTTGAGTTGAACGCCCGAGGGTCCCCAGCATGTGAACTTCCGCATGTCGCTGAAGCCGATCTTCGCAAGTTCTCGGAGAACATCGTCGGTGGTGATTTCCAGCCGTTTTGCCCGGTCTGCTAAGGCTGTCTGGATGGCCGTCTGAATATAAAGTTTTCCTAAGTTTTGATTGGCTATCACATCCGCAGTTTTGGGGCTATAGCCAGCCCTTATCGCGGCCTGCGTTGCGTTCAAGTCGACAAGGTATTCTTGACAAAACCTCTGCTGTTTGGGTGTCATCAGGACGGACCCCCAGTTCTACGATGATATGCCCTAACGAGTCACAACCGAACCGTTAGTTATGATGCTGTAGATAGTTAAGATAGTGGAGATACTTAGTAGGCAATATTTGCCTTCGGAATTGAGGCTGTCCGTAGGCAGTATTTGCACACGGACCGAAGGCAATAGTTGCACACGGCTCAGGCTGACTTGTGAACGCGATAGCGGGTAGACTGAAAGCGTTCGAGTTTGCTTCGCGCCTGGGGAGTCCGCTCAATGAGTTGCACTGCTTCGAGCTCAGTTAATGCATCGGCTAGACTACGAACGCTGATACCCATCTGCTTTGCGAGCGTTTCTCGGCTGGGATAGCAGGTGCCATTTGGGTCGCCGTTGCAGTAGCTCAGCAACCAGAAATAGGCGAGTTGAGCGTTGTGGCCGCGTTGGCATAGCTCCTCTCGCATAAATACACACCCAACACGGATGTGACTCTTTTGCTTCGGCATGAAATCACCCCCTGCGGTGGACCCTGAAAAGAAGCAGCGCGGCCAGGTCCCTCAGGGATGGACTTTTCGACACAGAGGATCAATCCGCGTCTAGGCCGCGCTCTTTTGTTGGTTGTTAGCTTTGAGGCAAGGCCCCCGGTGTGGTCAAGCAATGCGTCTGTCTCTAATTACATACTACCACCCCGTTTTCGACAGTTGAGCGTGAAGTCATACAAAAGTCATAATAAATAATCTCCACTTTTTTCACGCAGGGAATATTTTCCTATGGTTCGGGTTCTGAGGGATAGTCTTTCTACGTGATGCCAGTCTGACAATATGCCCCCACTTATGGGCAGTTCTCTCCCTAAGGCTAGTCTTGCGGCCTCTTTTTGTGAACGGATGGGAATGCCTAATTCTTTCAGCCACTTATAGACCGTCCATGTTCCGCAGACCACCCCTATGTCGGCGAATGACGTGACTATTTCGATCGCGGTTTGGTGCTCCTTGGTGTAGAACTCCCGTAACCTTTCCGGGAGGGGGCACTGCCTCTTCTTGGGCATAATATTCCTCCTGTCCTGATTTTCACGGCAGCACCGGCCACGGATTCTCTCCCTGATACATCGGCTCTTTGATTGGGTAAAGAGGTGGCCTTACCCAATCGCCAGAGCCCATGCTGCCGTCCCGCAGGATCCACGTGACGCCGGCTACCAAACGTCTCCATCGGCTCTGAGCCGTCGAGTTATCGATCCCTAGTTCCAGGCCAGCCTCGTGGAATGTCTTCTGCTCTGGACCGATAAGCAAGAAGATATCCTGCAGGTAGTCAGGCTGCTGCTCAACTGCCTGAAGAACATCGGCCCTGACCTCCGCCCACCTAAGTATCCTCTCGCATTGCGTCGTATCGAAGAACTGGGGCCAATTCAGCAGCCACGCCTCAATATTGAGCCGCGTGTATCGCGTGGTGCTATCGTCCCACGGTTCGCTTTCGTAAACTCGTCCATCATCCCTGGACATATCCACACTCCTTTACAAGCGCGCCAAATCTGATTTAGACTGTGCTTGCTTGGGAAATGTAGACAACTGTGCGCTAGACGTTTGTTAGGGCCCTCTCTGCGGAGGGCCTCTCTTTTACCTCAACTCGCCTGAACCCCGGCTGCGTCGCGGCGAATTGGTCAAGACGGTCTTGGGCCTGCTCTCTGGTGAATAGACAGGGGTGATTCATGACCGCGTGGCACTGGCAGACCCCGTGCGGAGAGGTCTTCCAGATCGTGAAACCGTTTTCGTGACCCCTATGTTTGCCTTTGAAGTTGTGGTCCACAAACCAGCAGTCTCCATAGATATCTAGGTAGATCATAGCTTCCCCTCCTTGTAGTCCCTGCGGGCGCAGCAGGTTGTTTCCACGCCGCACACAGAGCACTTGCCCACCCAGTGGCCGAAACAGCCGTCACGGGGCAGCAGGCCCGCTTTCTGGGCACATGGTGGGCAAATGGCGTCGTTGCCGGTATAGCACTTGTCATCGTTTTTCTTCATTCGTGCCGCCGCGCGTTCCCATTCCACGCGCCCGATCTCGTATTTACTCATCTATATCCCCTCCGTCTCCGGCCCGCGCGGGGGTTCAGTGTTGCTTGCGTCGAACTAATTATTGATAATAGATCATCAAAGCCAATGGCACAGTTGGTAGCCATTTTGTACATCAATTCAGGTTCGCCGTCGTCCAGCAGAATCGCGTCGCGGCTGGCTCGGATCAGATCCCGCAGTGTTGGTGTGATCTTCTCCACCGGCCCGACCCGGAACTTTGCCCTGTCCGGCAGGAGAGTTACCGTCAAACCAGCGGATTCTAACCTGTCTAAGTATTTGCCCATAAGTTATACCTCTCGCTTGTCGACCGCCGGTTATGGTTACTCTTCTTTGCCCGCCACGGTGTCTGCCGCGTACCTGATGGCATCGGCCAATTCTGATGACCCCTCTGAGATCGCATTGGCGACTATCTCTAAACTCTCCCTGACCGCAAGGCTGTGGGCCTCTATTGCCCCCATTGGAGTTGCTGCCCCGGCGTTGCCGAGCTGCTTCAGTTGATAACCTATCTCCTCCAGTGCGTCAGTGATGTTATCCGGTTCCCCGCCTGGGTTCTGCCTAGAGACAAAGGCTCCTGTGATTGCGCCACCTATCCCCCCCATGCTTTTGCTGATTTTTTCAACATCTCGATTTTCCATTTCTACTCCTTTGCTTTTTTGTCTTGGGTTATCGTGGTTAACGTGGGTTATCCATTTTCTTGTTAATGCTACGCGAGAGAACGATTAGGAAAGTCAACCATGTAAACACGTTAAAACTCGTTAACCCGATAACCATTTGCCCCTAAACCGGGTTATCGTGGTTAACGTGGGTTATCGTAAAACCGCACATGATTTCCAATTTAGTAAATCTCGCCGTCTATGCCGCAATTCTCGTTAACCTCGTTAACCCTGTTTTCGCTGTCGTCAAACAGATTTTCAGACACTTCGTTTTTCAATCCGATGCCCCGCCAGATCGCTACATTGGCGTGTCCGTGGTCACTTTTGATTCGCGGATGACGGCCGACTTCCTTGTTGAAATCTCGCTGGTTTTTATATCCCTCCTCGCCAGACTCCTCCGCGAATCTCTTGTGCGCCTCATACAAATCCCGCTTCAATACTGTGGCTCCAGCACCCCATACAGTGCAACCGCTTTGCCAGAAGTCGCCGAGAGCGTCTTCCTCATTTCTGTACTCATTCACCGCCGCCTGTAGCGACTGAGGCACGGCGAGGCGACCTTCTTTTTGCCATTTGAGGCAGCCCTCGACTGCCCACCGCAGAATACCCGATAACTCGCCTCTGAGCTTTTCGGGCAAATGCTTATCGCACTTTTCGTCGGGTATTTGCACCAGGAACGGGATCAGCCTTATACGATTCCAAATACCATCGTCCTTGCCTTTTACAGCAGGCTTATGGTTGCCGTAAAGCCAGAGCGTGAAGCCCACGTCGAAGTCAAAGAACTCGCTTCTCATAAATCTCGCGCTCATTGTGTCCCCGCCTGTTATATCTTTTACCAGCCCCTCGTCAAGTCGCTGGCCCTCGGAAATCTCAGAGACAGACACCATTCGAGCGCCATACAAAGCAGCCACATCATTGGGAATGCCGCCGCCGTTGAACTTCAGCATAAGTGTTTGGGCTTTGGTTTTGCGGAAGTAATCGCCCATTATCGCTTCTAGTGTCTTTGTAAGCACCGTCTTGCCGTTGTTCCCGCCGCCGTAGAGGAAGAACAGGCACTTCTCGGTGACTTCGCCCACAAGCGTGTAGCCTGCGGCCTTTTGGATATACTCGCGGATGTCAGGATCGGGTAGCATTTGTTCAAGGAATGCCATCCACATCGGGGACTCAGCCTCTGGTTCATAATCAATAGGCACCTGCTTCGTTATCAGGTTCCCCCGCAGCGGGGCCAACAGTTCCCCGGTCACCAGATCGAGCACGCCGTTTGTACAGCAGAGTAGGTAAGGATTGCGGTCCAGCGTTCCCGAGGTAATTGCCACATCAGACCGCGCGATCTTGACCATAGAGTCAAGCTCTTTCGCGGTCTCCGACTTGATGGCCCAAGTTGCCAAGCGTTTCCGTCTTGCCTCATCATCACAGTCTCGGGCCTCGTTGTAAATGCTGCGCACCGTCTCTTTTGCGAGTCGCTCAATAGTGAGATCGCTGTCTATCTGCCAGCGCGTACCATCCCATATAATCCACTTCTTCCAGTCGGTCACATAGCGCAGATTTCCGCCTAGCCTCCAAACAAGACGCTCAGCGTTCCCCATCGGCGTGCAGGGAAACTTGGGCATATCCATCGGCGCGCCCGTTTCAGGGTCCCTATGTGGCTCATCTGGGCCGCCCGGCAGTTTGTAGCCGGCGGCAGTCTTGTAAATCTCATGGCCCATCTCCATCACGGTGAGAGCCGACAGGACTTGGGCGATGGTAATATCTGGGAATGACTCCTCAAGGGCGAGGAGTATGTGCTCCGGCGTGCCGTGCCCGTGGGAGATGCAACCAAACACTGCGTCCTCAATGGGTGACTTGACACGCTTTTTACCTGTCATTGGCGGCTCTGGGATTACCTCGACGGGAGCATCATCGTCAGTGCGCTCGGGCTCCGGCGCAGCCGTCTTTTTGCGCTCAGGACTCCCATACCCGTCTCGCGCCAACGCCTTACCTGCGGCTTGGAAATCGCCTGAGTGCTCGACAGTGGCGTAAATCCCAAACGGATCATAACTGCGCTCAGTCTCGAACGGGGCCGCGTTGGAGCTGAAGACATAGAATAGCTGGCTATCCCGATGGTTCCACGTTGCGCTTACACCCTCGGCCTTGCCTGGCCGCCGCCAGTGGTCCGTGTCACCCCGGCTGTAGACGTGTTTCCACCCGAGACCCGTGAGTAACCCTCGCCAGTCACCCCGCGCGTTGTAGTCGTCACCAGGACGGCCCTCCACGCGCTCTGTCGGGACCGTGTAGGTCCGCTTCTCCGGCTCGATATACTCGTTCAGCACGCGGGCGCATCCAATCAATCGGTCGCGCTCGTCTTTTGTGACTGTGGGAATTGCGCAGAGGTCGCCAATAAGGACTTCATAGGGCTTGCCGGAGGCGTGGACTGCAAGCGGCGAGCCCGGTGCCACGGTATAGCCACCTTCGCCGCGCGTCTCGATCAGGGTGTCCCAACCCGTCTCGGTCGGTCGACGCGCGAGTTTGAGGTTCCCCGGCACAGGCTCGTCACAGCGGTAATAGAGGTGGTAGCCGTTCGGTGTGGCGACCAGCGGAAGTGTGCCTACAAAGTCCAGCAATCCCTCCTGGTCAATAATCTCTACCCAATCGCCGTAGATGTCTTTGTCATCAAAGTCTATCCGTTCAAGGTTGCCACTGATCGCCCCCCCGATGATTCCTATGCCAAACTCCCTGCCATTACCCCACCACTTCGACACCTGGGCTTCAGTGGGTAGTTTGGACTGAAACGCTTTCCACGTTTCCCCGGTCGGACCCTTCGAGCCGTCACAACGTAGCGGGATAATAGATAATCCTGCGTTGATATATGATATCGCGACATCCCTGGTTTCCATGCTCACAATCCACTCTCCCACTCCTGGGCGATAACCTCTAGCTTTGAGACTGCCTCTAATAACTTCCAATACACTTCAATAGCTTCGTCAACGTCGGGTATTCCTCGGTTGTCCAGGGAGTCGGATAAGCGATTGAGCTTACGGATTATGAGAGATTGTTCTAAGTTCGGCAGGTAGACCCACACTATCTCTCCTCCTCAATCATTCCTCGTGCAGTCGGCGGTCGTCATTGTCGCCCTACCTTGATCTTCCCTGCCTTGAGTGCGTCACCCAATTCCGTTGCACTCATCTTCGCTACTTCCTCAACCGTTTGCGGCGACTTCGTCTGCTTACCACCGAGTTTACGGGTGAGGCTGAAGTCAGGCTGATTAAGCCCTGTCGGATACCACAAGCCGAGTTTTATAGCGTGACACATCGCAATCGACAGCGCATCTGGCACGTGGTCTTTGCCGCGAACCTTGAAGCCGAGAGTATCCTCTACCCATTTGCGAATAGCGACCTTGTTCTTGCACCCAGTTTGAGCGCGAACAGTCGCCGGATAGTAGGCTACGCCAATCTGGTTTATCGTTGCCCACAATCGTATAATTGCCCGAACCTCTGTGGACTCTTTCGTGGTTCTCATCTTCGGCGCGATAATAAACTCCTCGAAGCACGCTGCATCAAGCCACTTCGGCGCGGAGTTGTTCAGCCAGGCCCATGTATTCTGCAGCAACCCTTCCAGTCCCGGTTTAGTGATGGGTATGACGCCATACTCCACGACGGTTAGCACTTTGTCGGCCACATCAATGCAGCCGTATCCTGTTTCTTCGCCTGGGTCTAAGCCAAGTATTCTCACAATGTCAACCCCGCTCCGTAAAGCTCGTCAATCACCCGCATCTTTCGGCAGCCCGTGACACAGACGCTGCCCGTGCTGGTGTTGTAGCGGGCCTCCAGCACGCCCGCGCGGTCCAAATACTCCAGGTGGTCAATCACCTGCGGAAACTGGCGAATGAACGCAGCACCGAAAGTCGCGCTGCCGGTTTTCGAGCAGATGCGCCAGGTGTCCGATACGCCTATTGACTCGTGGGTGCAGTTCATCGCCTGCTAACCCTCACATCCACCGGCACGTCCAGGGTCAGCATCATACCGTAATCGCTCGCCTCCCACGCCATAGGCCAGTCGGGCAATTTGTCGTGCGCTTCGTAGCATCGCGTCCCGTAAGGCGCTATTCCCACTGACCAACGAAACTCGGGAACCGGTCCCGGCGCATAGTTTCCGACAACGTAGAGAGTATCGCCACTAGTTGCTCGCACCTTGTAGACCAGAGGCTTGCGCGTTTTACCCATAACAATCTGCCGCTCGAGCGATTTGTTTGCCGGGCAATCACACTCGAAGATTTCGTCGCCCATGCCGTAAAAGTGGAGTTTCATTGCTCCGCCTCGATCTCGCGAATCAAGCGATAACGCATAGGCCAGTCTTCTTCGGGGGAATAAATCTTCAGCTTCTCCCACATAGCCTTGTAGTTCGGTCCGCTCGCCTGCGCGTGGAGGGTGTCGAACATGGAGATAACCGCGTCCAATTCGCGGCCTGCCTTCGTGCCATGAAACATCTTGCGCACGCGGAACATTTCTGCCCTAATCGCCTCGACCGCCGACCCGCTATCATCTAAACACCCTGCAAACTCCGTGATCTTCTCGCCGCGCAGTTGCGCAATCTTCTCCTCAACAGTGGCGAGCCGGTCCGCCTGCTTCGCCAGCACCGCTTCGAGGGTTTCTAAGCGCTGTTTCTGGGTCATCGCTATCGCGCCCTCTAAGCAGCTCGGCGGCGCTGTCGCGCTCAACTGGAAGCCGGTAGCTGCGTTTTCGGGTAGCTTAAAATACTGGTCTCCAAAATGACCATCCGTAACCATAGCCACTGGAATGTCGTTTTTATAATCGCCTTGTTCGCAGGACTCAAATACGTATCCATTGATAATCACGCTAGTCACTTTCAAAATCATATCCTCCAATTATGTCTTATAGCCACTGAAACACCAATTCCCGGCATTTCGAGCAGTAACGCGGCCCGTGGCCGGCGTGTCTGCCCTCCTTGACCACGTGAGACTCATCAATCGGAGCCTCGCAGCAGAATGAGAGCCCCCGGTTTCTAAGATCAGTCCGCCGTTTGGCCTGCGCCTCCGACTCGGCAATCTCCTCCGCCGTTCGCGGCTCATACCGGTTGCAGGTGTCGGCACCTATGCCGAAGCACGGATACCGCTGCAGGCCCTGGAAGATGTCGTCCTCGCTGCGCACGTCCTTGTATGACACGCCCGCCTCACATCTACCACGAGACAGAGCGGTGCCGTGTCTGCACACCTTGGATTGATCGACGCTCATTCCGACACCGCCTTTTCGACAAAACAACCCTGCTCATCGAGCACATAAGCCTTGTCTGCGAGCAATCCGTCCTCGCCGATGTATCCAGTGACCACTCGGTATCGAATGCCATCCCAACGACGGATTTGAATCGTGCCTGCATAACCCGCAGTGGCCGTGCCTGCATCGCCCGCAGTGGCAGTGCCTGCATAGCCCGCAGTGGCAGTGCCTCGATTGCCCGCAGTGGCAGTGCCTGCATAGCCCGCAGTGGCAGTGCCTGCATCGCCCGCAGTGGCAGTGCCTGCATAGCCCGCAGTGGCAGTGCCTGCATAGCCCGCAGTGGCCGTGCCTGCATCGCCCGCAGTGGCAGTGCCTGCATAGCCCGCAGTGGCAGTGCCTGCATAGCCCGCAGTGGCAGTCAATCCCACTATTGCGCGTCCGGCTCCCCCATTGTCGTGGATGTATTGAGCAG